AGCATCGAGCCGGTGACCTGGGCGAGCCGGCCCCAGCATCGAGCCGGTGACCTGGGCGAGCCGGCCCCAGCATCGAGCCGGTGACCTGGGCGAGCCGGCTCCAGCATCGAGCCGGTGACCTGGGCGAGCCGGCCCCAGCATCAAGCCGGCCGGGGCGCCGATCGGGCGCCCCGGCCGGCCACGGTCAACGGCGGAGCGCGCCGATCCGCGGAATGATTTTGATGCCCGCGGCCCTGCAGATCGCGACACACTCGGCGTGCGAATCGGACCCGCGGCCGAAATCGGTCACGCCGCCCACGCCCTCGTCGCTCACCCAAAATCGCGGCCCCGGCTGGCGGGCCAGCCAGCGCAGCGCCGGCCCGTCGATCAAGTTATCCCGGCCGGGGAGCGCGCGGCGAACGTCGCGCACGGTAGCCGCCCGCCCGCCCGCGGCGCCGATCACGATTCGGCCCGACATTCGCGGACTAGACCCCGCATAGAAAGCGATTGTGGCGCCGGGGGCGTCTAGAATCAGCCGCTCGATATCTTCGTCGCAATAATCCATGCTCCCGCTCGCATCGCACAGCACGGTGCCGCCCTTGACCTTACGCTTGGTGGCGAAGATTGAACCGTCCACCGGGAGCCGATGGACGGCGGACGGTATCACGCCACAGTCCGCGAACCGCCGGCCGGGGGCGCGGCGGGGCTTGATTGCCCGATCGAGGGCCGGACGAAATACATCGGTCACGGGCGCCCACGACCCAGTAGCCTTGACCGTGCGCAGCCGCTGCGCCGCCGCTTGCGTGTCATGATCGCGGCGGGTTCCGCCGGCTTCGCCGCCGCCGCCTTCGGGGAACTCAAAATCGAAGGCGCGCGCAAGCGGGACAGTGTATTTCTTGAACCCCGCCACGGAGTCGAATATCCGGCGGTCTCCGGCCCGGCGCCGCCGCCGCCGCGGCGCCGCGGTCGCCGCCGCCGCCTTGACGATAGACTCCAACCGGCTCTCGATTGTCTCGATCGTCACGGGGTCAACTCCGCGCCGCTCGAAAGCATCCGACAGCCGCGCCCGTTGCTCACCTAAGAACCAATGGACCAGTAGCGCGCCGGCGATCGTGCGCTCCGAACCCCCGCACACTTGCGCGATCGTATCGGCTTCCGCCGTCGTGATCGCGTCCGCGTCTACTATCTCCCGATACCACAGAAAATTACCGATTCGGTTGTCTTCGGACCACTGCAGCGCTTCCATGCTCACCCGTTGCCGCTTGCATACGGTCGCCGCGGCCATCCGCGGCGTGATCCGCGCGTGAACCAATTCATGATTGCGGACCATCCGCGCCGTCGGCGTGTCTGCGAGCGGCGCGTGCAGCACGGCTTTCCTAGTATCGGTCGCGCCGGCGAGGTCTCCGGGAGTGCCGGCGACGGTCCAACGGCGGCCGTCGATCGCGGCCGGCACGGGGCGGTTGGTATCGGGGATTTTCATGGTACGGGGTCTCCGGTGAATGGATGGATGGATGGATCGAACCGCCGGGGGCGCCCACGGCGGGCGCCCCCGGCCTGCAGCGCTACTCCGCGGCCACGGCGAGCGAATCGAGGACGGCGCGCCAGTTAGCGCCGAAAGTCGCCGCCGCGGCGGTCTCCGGCCCGACGGCCACGCGAAGCCGCGCGAACGCCAGCCACGACCGGAGCGTAATCCGATCGTCGCCGGTCGCGGTCACGGTGCCGCGGGCGGCGTTGTGGAGATCCGCCGGGAGCGCCTCGATTGCCGCGGGGTGCGGCTCCAAGATTTCCACCGCCGCCGCGAACCGATCGCGGAGGGCGGGGAGCAAGTCATCCGGCCGGCCATTCATGGTCCCCACGACATGAAACCCCGGCGCCGGCGTCACGGTCTCCCCGCTTGGGAGCGTAATCCGGCACGACTCGCGGTTGTCGAGCGCGGCGAGCATAAAAGACAGCGTATCGCCGCCGGCATGGTCTACTTCGTTCACGACCACCCGCGCGCCCTCGCGCATCGCGGCCACGATCGGACCGTCGACCCAAACAAATTCGCCGCCGCGGGGATGGTAGTGTCCCCGCAATTCCGCGGCCGGCGTGTCCGGGGTTAGCGTCACGTTCCGGACGGTGCCGGAGTAGCGCGACTGCGCCGCATAACTCTTGCCCGTGCCGGGGGGGCCGTAAAGTAGCGTATTCATGTCGCCCACCGCCACGACCGACTCCGCCACTTCCCACGCATCGAACTTTGCCATTTTGAATTCTCCCGAAACCCTCGAAACCCTCCCGCGCGGGGCCGGGGCGGGCGCCCCGTCAAACCCCGGCGGGAGAATACTGGCACCCTGTAGCCTCACTCCCCGATCGCACGGGCCAGCGCTTCCATGTCCGCCACGGTCGGCGCCGCCTGCAGCGCCCCGAATTCCGCGGCGAGCGCCTGCAGCGCGTCGCATACTTCGAGTCCGTCCCCGTCGTCGACCCCGTACCATTCGCAATCGATCATTGTCGCGTGTCTCCATTCATGATTGTGTCGGCCGGTAGCCTTGTCGGCCGTCACGGGAAACATATCCCGAACGGTCAAGTCGTGCAACCAAAAATTTTTCTGGCGGCCGGAAAACGCAAATTGGACACTTGGTATCGTCGATTTTCACGGGCGCCGGCTCCCCCTATCGGTAGGGTAGAATCCGGTCGGCCGCGTCGATCGCCGCGGCGATCGTCCGCCGGACGGGGCCGGGGGCGTGTGGTACGGGCGCCTGCCACGGGGGCGGGGCGGCCACGGGGGCCGGCCACGGGGCCGGGGCGGCCACGGGGGGCGGCGGGGCTTGATTGAGGGCCGCGAACAACGCCGCGGCTGCTACGGTCAAGGCTAGGGGGTCTCGCGCCATGGCGGGGGTCTCCGTTGGTGCCGGTCGATTGCTTGTGTCGCCCGGTAGCCATGGGTATCGGCGCGCCCGGCGCCGGAATTTAGTCGGCCGAACGGCACGGGGGTTGCTTCGCGTGCGGGCGCGGGCGCGGGCGCGGGCGCGGGCGCGGGCGCGGGCGCGGGCGCGGGCGCGGGCGCGGGCGCGGGCGCGGGCGCGGGCGCGGGCGCGGGCGCGGGCGCGGGCGCGGGCGCGGGCGGCCATGAGGGGCCGTCTATATATAGACCCGTCCGCCGCAAGTGGACCCGTCCGTGATAAGGACCCGTCCGTGATAAGGACCCGTCCGTGATAAGGACCCGTCCGTGACAAGGACCCGTCCGGCACGGCAGTTGCACTATTTCAAGTTCATCACAAGGAGACGCGCACAAATGAAAAACACGACTGCCTACTACAGCGAATCGCTGGGCTCATGGGTGCGGATGGAGCGATGCGAGGACGGCGAGTATTGCCACACCAGCGGATACGAAACCAAAGAGCAGGCGCTGGGGCAAACGCTCTACGAAGCGCCTGCCATGCCAGCGTTCCTGGCACAAGACTTGCACTAATCACCAACAAGGAGCCCCCGCCATGACAAAGCGAAACATCGAGGTCGATGACGTCCTCCCCGATTGCGTGGAAACCGCTCTTGAGCAGGTGAACGACCTGCTCCGCGACTACATCAAAGACAACTCGCCCGACAAAATCCCACTGCTCGGCGACCTCGACTACAGCGGCAGCGTTCACGAAATCGTCGACGGTGCCGTTCCTATCTACACAAGCCAGATCGAGGCGGCCTGGTTCCTGCACGGGAGCGAACTTGAAGCGGCCTACGAAAACGCCGGCGTCGGCGAGAACCCGCGCGAGAGCAACGGCGGGGCGGCCATCTACTTCTACATCTACGAGAAGGTGGCCGAGTGGTACTGGCGCAACGCCGAGCGGATTTTCGAGGAACTGCAGCCCGAGTGACGCAAACACAAGGAGACCCGAGCGATGAAAAGCGAATTGAGCGTGTATCGAGAAAAGGACGGAGCGTGTTCGATCATGCGGGGCAAAAAGGCTCTTGCCGTCGGGCTGTCGGACGATGACGCACTGGCGATGGCGGCCGGCCGCGAACTGCTTGCCGCCTGCCGCGCGGCGATGGATTACTTCAATGAAACCAGAAGCGGCAGGGAGTGGCGAGACAGCGGCGGCGAGGAGCCGTCCATGCTTGCCGCTGCCATCGCAAAAGCCGAGGGCCGCGCATGACAACTATCATCCCAGCCTGGATCCGCAAGCGCGACGAGGCGGGCGTATGGGCCATCCTCGGCAGCGAGCCGAAAGCCGACGCGAAAGAGACATTCATTCCGGCCGCGCATGTCGCGTCGGTGGTCGAGTCGGAGCATGAGGCAGGCGGCCGGCGGTTTGGAGTCATTGTGGCACGCGACTTGCACTTTCGTTTTGACAAGGAGGCCGAATCATGAACACCGCGGACAGTTTCACTGGCGACATCATCGCGTTTCTCGATTCATCGAAAGATCGGACTGAACTTCGTCGCTTGCTTCGCGCCAGATGCCAAAAAGGGCGGGCCACGAACGACTTTATAAGATCAGCCATCATTGACGCCCTTTCTCCCGTCATGCTCGATACGCCGGCAATCGTGCAGCAGTTGGTCGGCAGAGCCATCATGCGCCACGTTGATTGGAAGGCTGTCGCGCAGTGGGCGACTTTCAGCCCGGAGGACAACTAAATGCAAACCTTTCTGCCTTACAACAACTTCGTCGACTCGGCCCGCTGCCTGGACTACCGCCGACTCGGCAAGCAGCGCGTCGAGTGCAAGCAGATTCTGCAGGCCCTCGGCGTCCCGGTCGGTGGACCCCTGCGTGACAAGCCAAGCAGTTGGCGAAACCACCCGGCGACCCGTATGTGGAAAGGACACGAGTATTCGTTGTGTGTGTATGCAATCGCAATCTGCGACGAGTGGCGCCGCAGAGGCTACAGGGACACACTGCAGGAGCAGTTCTACGACGCCGCAAACACCCTTCTGCGGTTCGGCAAAGACGAGTCTGGCCGGCCGGAGTGGCTGGGGTGCGAGGAATTTCATTCCTCGCACAGAAGCAACCTGCTCCGCAAACTGCCAGAACACTACGCCCGGTTCGGTTGGAGCGAGCCAGACAATCTGGAATATGTCTGGCCGGTTGGCACGGCAGTTGCAGTTTAGTCACTTCACCAACAGGAGACCCGACAGATGAAAAGCAACGAGTTCGAGGTCGTCATGCGGCAGTACCGCGATGAACAGAAAAAGCGGCACGAGTCCGCAAGGGGCAAGATGATGCAGGCCCTGCGGGAAGCGGGGGTCAAGTCGGTCGAAATCGAGTTCGACGGCTACGGCGACAGCGGAAACATCGAGGGGATCGCCTATACGCCTCCGGCCGACGGAAAAGCCGAGGTCGATGACAGCCCGCACGAAGTCACGGATTGGTCGCAGAGTGGACCGGAGCGCAAGGTCAGGAACTGCACGCTCGACGAACTTGTGGAAGAAGTCTGCTACTCGCTTCTTGGGTCGTGGCATCCTGGCTGGGAGATCAACGAAGGCTCGTATGGCACGTTTCGCATCGACGCGGAGGCTGACAGCATCGCGCTGACGTTCAACCAGCGTATCGAGTCCGTCGAAACCTACGACGAGGAGTATTGAGCCATGGCGCATTCGTATCACCATGCCGTGAGTTCGCAAAAGAAGTGGGGCGGCGAGGTAGATGACTACCTTCCGATCCACGATTGGTTCGACGAATCGAAGAAGATCATGGCGGACTTTCGGCATCGAGCGCTGCGGCACCATGCCGAGGGGGTTTTCATGGCCGAGAAACTATTCGGCCACACGATCACCAACTCGGCCGGTCGCGTCGTGCCGGTGCGATTCATTGGCGAGCAGCACGTTCGAGAGGACTGCGGATTCATTCCGTCGATGCAGGACTGGTTCAAGAACATCCGGCCGGAGCGCTGGATGGGCGAGCCGCCCACGAAACTGGAGGTTGAGCATGAAGTGCTGTCTGTGTGAGAGCGAAATCCTGCCCGACGCAAACGGCTGGGCAGGTGGCCACAATCCGGAGCCGATCGCCACAAAGAAAGGCGACCGATGCTGCGGCGAGTGCAACGACCGCGTGGTGGTGCCGACAAGGATTGCCATTTTCTTTACCAGGAAGGAGACCGCGAAATGAAAGTCGCAAAACAGAAGATTGTCCGTCTGACGAAAAAAGAGGCTATCGCAATCATGGATGGTCTGGAACTTGCAGTAAGTCACTTCGGCGTCCCAAAGCGTGCCAAGAGTTTTATGTCGGCCGTTATGAAGTTGGACAAGGCGTTTGCGTTTGGGATCGTGGAGGACTGCGCGTGCAAAAAGAAGCGCTAGACGAGTACCGCGTGTCGCAGCGCGTTGTGCTGCGGCGTGGAGACAGGTTCCGCGTGAGCGGCGGCCCGTACTGGAAAACAGACGATGGCAGGAGACTGCCGCTCGCGGCGCGTGGGGTATGCACGTTCGTGCGGGCGACAAAGTGTGGGTCGCGGGTTTACATCGAGGCAAGGAACAAGGACGGCGCCGTGCTGCTCCATGTCGAGGGCAGGCGGAAAAACAAGGCCGCTCCAGAGATCGTGTGCCGTCCGTACAAGATCCGTGGCAAAATCAGGAGCAAGAAGCGATGAAAAAGTTTGCGCCGAATGAGCGGCCGTATGCGACGTTCATTCGTAGGTACATGGACGGGTACGTTGCCGGCGAGTCCGGCGCCGAGATTGCCAAGCGTCTCGGAACAACAGAGGCGGCCATGCTGGTGTACGCCTCGGACCTGCGACGAATGGGCGTGAAGGTGCCGCGGCTGAACGATCGTGTCGACGTTTCGTACCTCAACCGGATTATCAGAAAGGCTGTGAAGTCATGAGCGCTGTCAAGGACTCGATCATGCTAATGGGCGAGCGCGGGTACATTCCGATCGGCAAGCAGGATCAGTATCGCTGGGAGGGCGCAATCGACGCGATCCTGCCCGTGACTGGAGTCGCCATCGAGGTGCGCGGGCAGCAGTGGATTGAGAACGGACTTCCAGCGGCGGACGCTCGGCGGCTCTCCAAAGACGAGCGGATTGACGCCCGCGACCGTGAAACGATTCGGTTTTTGCTGGAAGTTGCAGGACTCGAAGATGAGGATTCCAGCGTGTCCTGGTGGCTCGGGAGGCGATTATGAACCTGCTCGATGCCGACGCTGTAGCCAAGCAATCGGGAGTCTCGCGGCGGACTGTAATCAGTAACGCCGCGAGACTCGGGGGCGTGGTGTACCTGGGCAATAAGGCGTTTGTCTCGGCGGACCTCTATGCCCCGTCCGTGGCAAAGACGCCAATCCCCGTTCGTGGCAAACAGATGACGCTCCAGCAGGCGGCCGACATTCTCGGCTGCTCGCGGTCGACCGTCTTGCGAGTGCTGGAGCGAACCGGCCTCGGAGAGAAAATCGGCCGGAGGCGATACCTGCCGGAGTATCAACTGCGGGCCGTGAAGAACAATATCCTGGCGCAAGGGATCACGCGCCTCCACTCTGACAAGAAGGCGATGAGCGACAATGGAAAAAGAATGGCCCGATCCCGTTGGGGATAACAGGTTGACGCGATACAACATCGCCAACTGGCTGCGCGACCTCGTTGCCATGCGAATCGTTAGGAAACAGGAGGCCGCAGAGGCCGCGCTTGCCATCCGAAAGCGAATCGCGTGCGGTCAGCCGCCGTGGCCGAGAGAGTCTTGAGCGTGCCGCTTGCTATGACACGGTTGGCAGAGCAATCGCAGGTTGTGCATCGCGTCGGTGCCGCGCGGCTTCTCGATGATATGGTCGACGTGCGCCTCGCGGCCGGTCACCAAGATCCCGCACAGTTGGCACTTGCCTTCGTCCCTTGCGATCACGGCCAGCCTTGTCCTGCGCCACGCGGCAGAGCAGTACCCGCGCTCCGCGGCTGTCGGCCTGGGCTGGGCCGGTCGGGGGCGGAATGTCTGGATCCGTTTAGGCATGGATTTCGTTCCCCCAGGCTTGCCACCCTTCGCGGCAACGACGGGCGAACATTTCAAGGCGCTTGGCTGACGGATACAGCCGCTCGATCCTGGCCTGCACTTCGTCCGGCTTTTCGCTGTGCCTCCCAGGCGCGGCAAGCACAACCTGCGGCACAGACTCGTCGGACACAGGCATTGGCCGGCCTTTTGGCGCCATCGAGGCCGCAAGGACGAACTCGGTTGTCGGCTTCACGATCGACGGGCGGACGCCCCTAGCGCCAAACGGCTTTCCTGACTTTGACGTTTTCACCCACACAAAAGACACGCCGCGGTAGTGCAGCCCCCACGACCCAAGAGTACGAATCGCAAAATCTAGGCGGGGGCTCGTGGCCCAACAGAACACAACAGAAGTTGGCTTGAGCAGCGATGGAACATCAAGTGCCAGCAAGGCTTCGTCAGGCATCGTGTCGTAGAACTTGGCCGCAGCGCCCCACTTGGACTGCTGGCCGTAGTACGACCACGGCGGATCGAGCAGCACTACGTCAAACTTGCCGGCCGGTAGCATTGTGCCGCCACCCGAGCATCAAAACTCGGTGCGAGTCCCTGGAAAACCACCACTCCACCACCAGTTTGGCGATGGCGTTCACCAGCACGCTGATGAGAAACATGGCCAAGACGCTGCCGTACTCTTTGCGAACCCGGATGGACATGCGGGCCTTGAGGACATCGAAAAGTTTGTCGGGGTCGCAGTTGGCCGGCCACTCCTCGACGGCCATCTCGATCAGCCGGTCTCTGGTGCGTGAGTGCGCCGCAAGCCGGAGGCCGCCGCGCTTGGCTACGAAGGACTTCAGCGGTGTGTAGAGCATTACTTTTTGCAGCCTGCTGGGCCGCAGTCGGTCCCGGATCCGCGGCAAATAGGGCAAACAACGAACACGGTTCCGTCGCCAATTTTTCCGGCGCCGCGGCAATTTTCGCAGCGTCCAGACGGCGATGGCTTGGTCGTGCCAGACTGCATGAGCGAGTAGCGGCCGGCGGCGGCGACGAACGGCTGCAGGTCTTGCCCCCTGCGAGGCAAGGCGACGCATCCCGGCAACAGGGCCACCGTGACAAACACAAGAGCGCGGGTCATACGTTGCCGACTGCTCCAAAAGTCGTGTGCTGCCGACGCGGCCAGCCCGCCACGCTCGACAGGGCGATGCACTGGGCCTTGTCGATCGTCGAGGCCAGCGCCCAGTACGAGCCGTGCGGGATCTCGATCGACGTCCCCATGATCTTGCGGGGGCCGGAGTTCCAGGCCGCCCACGAGTTGTTCCACAAGGCGAGCGCTTGGCCGTACTTCTGGTGCGTTTCCGGCCGATCGTCATACCCGAGAAAACTTTGCGCGTGATGCCAAATGCCGACCTGACGGGAAAATCCGTCTTCGTTTCTGGTCCGCTCAAAGGCCATCGAACTGCAGTTGAAAACGCCGTAACCCTGGAACAGAAAGTCGCGGACCTGCTCGCGGCCGGACAGGACCGTGGCGGTGCGGGCGATGTATTGCGAAGACTCGTCGAGCCATTTCTGGCTCGGCTGGCGAGATCCGCCCAGGCGGATGGTCTTTTCTGTGTATTGCGTGAGGTCGATTCCGAACTCTGGGTAGGGCTTCCGAATCAAAAAGCCCTTTGTCGTGGCAACCTGCGCCGCCTTCGAGCAAATCCACCCGTCGCTGTCATACCCGCGCCACGCCCACAGCGACACCGACGCGACCACCGAGTCTTTGATGCCGTCCTCTGGGAGTTGCGGTGCGCCTTCCAGTTTGCCGGTCTTTTCGTCTGGCTTGTTGCTGGCGATCTCCATGCCCAGCGACGTCAGCAGGCAGTTTGCCGCGGCACGCGCGACGCAGTCTCCAGTGAGTTGCGTCGGCCCAGGCCAGCAGCCAGGAAACACAGACTGGACTGCCGGGAACAGCAGCGTCAGTTTGCCTTTGCCGGCTTCAGAAAACTCCCAACTGTAGGCAACACTTCCGCCATCTGGGTCGCCGCCGCGGCGGATGATGGAGTCGACGAGTTCTTCGTCGGCGCGGGGGTCTGGCCTGCAGCCAGCGAGGCCGCCGGAATAGGCGTCGAGTGGATTGAAGTTGTCACTCATCTCGCCCGATGCCAATCGTCCAAGAAAGTGCGCCGCAGGCGGCAATCAGCCGGGGCTTTGTCTTGTCGTCGAGCGCTTTCTGGTCGGCGCCAAGGGCGGCCAAAAAAGTCTGGTCGATGGCTTCCGCTAGGCCGGGGTACTTTCCGACATTCGACTTTTCAATAGCCAGCCGCAGCGTCCCGGCGTGAAACGTCACGAAGTCATCCGTGGTCTTGATGATCGGCTGATCTCGATCGAAGTCGCGCAAAAGGATGAACGACATGGCTTCATAGAGATTCGACAGGTACAGCCTGTCTGCGGGGAGCATCTTGGCGGCGATCGTCCTGACCGGCGCGGCCCACCCGAGGAACTCGTCGGCCGGCTTCGGCGACGAAACTTCGTGATTGATCGGTGGCCATTCGAGGTCAAGGTTGACGCCCTTCCACGAGAAGAAAAGCAGCATCAGCACGACAATCCACCTCATGTGAGAGTTCGTCATTTGTCGCTCCCATCAACCAGCGCCAGCGTCAGCACGTTGATGGCGCTCCTCTGCTCATCGCCGAGGCAGTCCGTTGACCTCAAGCGGAGCCGCACGGACGCGAGGCTGGCCACGGCCTGCTGGTAGTCGGGCGACTTCGGAGCCGGAAGCACTCGCGGAAGGAACTTTAGGTCCGGCCACGCTGCCACAAGCAGTGCCGCCGCAGCGGTCAGGTACTGCATCATTGTCACGCCGTCACCTTTGATGCCGCCCAGTCGAAGAGCGCCTTGCCTTCGGATGTCCGGAGGACTGCCTCAAGGTGGAAGAGCGCCTCGTCGTCAAGTTCGGTGTTCGACTTGCCAGCCGCCCACTGGATGGCGGAAATCACGGCCAGCGACTGGTCGTATGGGGTCTTGGCCGAGGCAATTGCCTGCAGCCTGCCGAGAAGCGGCGCCCACTCGGCGAGCAACTTCAGTTTTTCAAAAATCGGCAGATTCGCGCCGTAAATATCTTCAGTCGGCTCGGTCATTTTTCGGCTCCTTGCCTTTGAGAAACTTGAGGTACTGCGGAGACATTGTTCTCGGCTGGCTTGTCAACTTGCCCCAGTGGCTTGGCGGCGCCTCTGGAACGAGATTCATAATCGGCGGCGAGTCGTCACCGTAGGTGAGCGCGTTGATGTATCGCGGCTCGTCAGTCATGCGCTGTGTACTGGATCACCGAATATGCGTCGTGAAACACGCAGGCGGCGATTTCTTGTATCTGTGCATTGGTGAGTTTGCGGTCAAAAGCCCACAACTCGTCTTCAATCTCGCGATCGTCGATTTTCAGGAAAAGTCTGGCCTCTTTTCCGGCCATCACAAGACGCAGTTCTGCTGTCATCGTTGTGTGGCTCCGTCGCATTATTCATTCTAGCGAATACCCCAGCGCCGAGCCGGCATTCGCGCTCGGCTTCGGTCCACCCGGCCCTGATCTCGGCGGCCGCCACACGGATCTGCTCCGGAGTCGGAATGAACACCAGCGGCTCAACCCTGTCCTGGAGCCCAATGGACTTGGCGTATGCAATGAGACTCGCGGCATCCATGCCAATTTCCTCGCAGACTTCGCCGAACGACAGGTCGCTATACGACCACAGTCTCCGCAGTTTTCGCTTCTGGTTGGCCAGTTCCTTGTTGGCCTGGATCTCCTCGGCAGACTTACGAGGAGACGGCATTGGGAATCACGGCGGCGTACCGGCACCCAGGGTTGAGATACATCTGGAATCCGGCGCGGTGCATGGCGCGGTGCATGGCAACGTGTTCGCAATCGCCGCCGACGTACTCGACGCCGGCGGCCAGGAACGCTTCGCGGCGGTAGACCGTCAGGCCGCCGAATGCAGAGTTCATCGGAATCGGCTCGCTGCCGACTGGCGGAAGCAACGCGTGAAACCACCTATTGTCTCGCCGGTCGTCCCACCAATTCAGCCTCGCCGCCCAAGCGTCGTACTGCGCAAGCCGCAGTTCCCCTTCGTCTCCCAGTTCGGCGTAAAGCGACAGGCTGGCCATTCCAGCGGGTGTTTTCCTCGTGTCGCTGGCATAGTGCGACAGCCAGCCGACGCTGTTGAGCAGGCCGCCTGGGGAAAACCCGCCCATCGGGTCTGTATCAAGGACGGCGAAAAACCCAAAGCCTGCGGCGTTGGCCGCTGCCCACAGCCGGCAGCGGTTGCGGTATTCGGCCAGGGCGATCGTCCTGTCCTCCTCAAAGCCCCGTAGGTCCGGCCTCCCGAGGGACGCGTGTTCAACTGTCACCCACGGGCGATTCGACGCGAACTCGTCAAGGACTTGATCAGTCCCGTCCGTGGAGTCGTTCTCATAGACGTAATACTTGACCTCGCGAAATGGCGCGACGGCCTGCTCCAGCAGTGGAAGCGTATTTTCCAGGCACGGCATCGCGTTGCGGGCGATGGAAAGCACGCAGAGTTTGGCGTCCGCCGCGACAGCACGCCCCATGTCCACGAACTTGTCGTACTGCTTTTGGTACGCCGGCTCGATCTTCCAGTAGTCATCGGGATTCATTGACAAGGATCCAGAGGTGGTTTGGGTGGGCGCCTGGATGCGGATGATTGACGATCTGCAGGTCTTCGTGGCCCAGCCTGCGAACAGCCGCGCCGACCTCGACCCGGTTGTCGTGAACCTCCACGAGCCAGCGAGTGTTTCTGAACAGGGACGGCGTGGCGCTGTTCATGGCCAAATGCTCTGCGCCCTCGATGTCCAGTTTCACGAAGTCGATCTCGTCGCAGCCAAAAAGACTGCGCGCGGCGTCAAGAATCCCGTCCATCGTCATGGCGTTGACGGTCGACTTTGACTGCACTGGGGCTTCGCGCTGGTCAGCGCAGCCGATCGGATGCTCTGGCAGAATGGATGACTGGTCTGGGTTTTCGCGCAAGTAGAAGTCGGCAACACCGGCCTCCGGGCAGCAGGCGGCCTCGATCAGCGTGGCATTGGCCGGCAGGGCGCCGCGCAGTTTCTTTGCCGCGCGGGGGTCTGGCTCCAGGGCCAGAACGTGGTCAAACCTCTCGGCCAGCCACAGCGTCCACTCGCCGTCGTTGGCGCCGATGTCAACGGCGACGCGGCAGGGGCCGCGGACGAGGCTTTTCTGCAGGGGCTCCAGGAAAGATTCCTCCATTTACACGCACTCCTCCAGGAACTTTCTCGCGTCCTTGTCCGAAAACACCACGGCACACGGACACCCGGCCGCGGCCAGTTCCTTCATGCGGCGCGCTTGGATCGGGCTCGGCTCGTTTCCTGGAACCTTCGCCTCCATCCACACTGCCCGCCCGCCCTTGATGCACAGGACGTCCGGGAGCCCAGCCATCTGGTAGGCGTTGCCGTGGATTTTGACAGCGAACCACCCCAGCGACTTCGCCGTTGCGATCACCTTCGCGACGATTGTTCTCTCAAGCATGAAGCCCTAGTGTGTGGCCCTGTAGCCTCTGTGTCAACACGAAAAAGTCATGGTTTTTGGGTCGAACTTGTGGTACTGGGGCGGCCTCCAGCGGGCCGGCTTGCCGCACAGTCTCCTCGCTTCCTCCTCTGCAGACCATCCGCGCCTCACTTCGGCACAGCGCTCTGCTATCTCCTCCGGAGTCGGGTCGTCCGATGGAGGCCGCGTGCGGCGCTTTTTCCGCTCGGGGAGCCCGTATTTCTGCCGCAGATACCACAGGTGGCCCCTCGCGACGCCGATCCTGGACGCCAGTTCGTCGTTCTTGAGTTCCGTGTGCCAGAGTTTGAACAGAAGCGGAACGTCGATGGACTTACGCATCATTTCTCCTTTTTGTGACATGGGCAATCTGGATGGTGCAACATGGATCCTCCCGGAGCGCGAACGAACCTGTGTCCGTCGTGTTCAAATGTCACCGCAAACGGAGACCGCGAGATTCTTCCGTCATTTGCGGTCGCGATCTCCCTGCAAATCCACGCGGCCCCCGCGATGACGGTGGCACAGATCAGAAACAGCGAAACAGTGCCGATGACGAACTCCGCCATTGTCAAGCCGGACTCGTCGAACGCGTCTCTGATGGACATTTATTCCTCTGGGCTCGGCTGCGAGCAAAGCGACCTATTCCGCATAACACCGTCATCCCCGCGCCGTTCGGCCGCGAAACGCGGGTTTCTGCCGAATTAGGCGGCGAGGATTCCGCATAATCATGGTTCTCTCCACTACGCCACGCCCATCGGCAGCGCCTGCTGTGCCAGCCGTTTCCTGCTGATCTCCACGTACTCCGGATTCACCTCGATCCCGATGAACCGCCGCCCTGCCTCTCGGGCCATCTTCGCCGTGGTGCCGCTGCCGCTGAACGGGTCAAGCACCACGTCGCCAGGGTTGCTCCACGAGAGTATGTGGTCGCGGGCCAGGGCTTCTGGAAAGATCGCGGGATGCTGAAACGCTACTGCGTCTTTCGTGCTAACACCGCCTCCGGCGTTAATCCTCCAGACGTTTTCCCTGACACCAAAAGCGTGCCTAGTCCGCTCCCTGCCTTGATAGTCCGGCATCGCGCCATTCTTTTGGCGGTTGAGTTTCGGCCTTGTCGCCTTTGTTCCTCCGGTCGCGTTCTTTTTGTCTCGAATCAGATTGACTGAACGCGGCTTCCCGTTGCTCAGAATGAGCATGTATTCAAAAGAAGCCCAATACCTAACCGTGTCCGGGTATGGTCCTGTTCTGTGATAAATCATCGTGTCGTGCAGGTTCAGCCCGATCCCTTGGAAGTGCAGCGCCTGCCGCATTGAGCTGCCAGTCTCGCTCCCGTCCTTCGTCGCATCGTTCACCACCCACACAATCACCCCGCCCGGCTTCAGCAGCCGCTTGAGATTCCACGCCACCCCGTAGAAGTCCCACGAGTGGCCGCCGTAGGTGCGAAGGTCGTCGTAAGGCGGTGAAGTCACCACGAGGTCAATCGACTCGCTCGGCATCTGTCGCATCACTTCGCAGTTATCCCCGCAGATGATCTGATCCAGCGGGAGAGAACCAGCCGATGGAGCGGACATCGCCGCAGCGTCTTTCGTCATATCATCGTCCTCCGTGGCGATGCCGCTCATCTCGCGTGTTCTCTATTCCGTTCGCGACGGCGGGTAAACGGCCCGCCCTGTCGAAAAACTGATTTCCCGCACCGTGCAAACTCCGCTTCCCAACTGAACGCATTTACTGATCGCGGAGTTCTTTTTTACGAACACCGTCGCCTGACGGAGGGTCTTCATCCACCCGTGTCCGTTTCTCCACCAGTTCGGCTCGCCGTTCCACGTCTTGTGAGTCTCAACAATCCAGCCGGTAGATAGAGAACCAGCCGATGCAACGGACGGCCCTGCTACGTCATGTGTCATGGTGAATCCTCCGGTGGCCGCCGTTGATCTTCCGTGTTCTGTAGGAAAGTCACTTCTCCGCCCACCGATGCCGTCCGTTCCTTGGCGGCTTGTCTTTGAACAGTTCCGACCGGCTTGGTATTGGCGACCAGAAGTGAACGCCTTCGTATCCTCCAATGTTGTTGGCGTATTGCTCGCCATCCGGTGCGTGTTCCCAGAAATTACCCTTCTCGTACCAGCCAGAGAACATCAGCCCTTCAACCCTCACGCCGTCGTCCACAACAAAAAGAACGTCCTGCTCCTCTTCGGGCAAGCGTTCAGTCACTGGTATCCAACGTGGCTCGCTCATGATTTCCTCTGTTCGATGGCCCGCCCGATTGCACTTGTGCCGCAGCAACAGAGGTGTGGCGGGAACATCGGGCGATCAACTCCCGAAGACCTGTCCATTCAGGATTTACAAGCCCCTTGAGGGGATTGTCCGCATTCTACAGAACCAGCCGATGCAACGGACGGCCCCGCTACGTCTTTCGTCATGGTGAATCCTCCGGTGGCCGCCGTTGATCTGCCGTGTTCGCAAACGTCAAAGCCCCAGCAGTTTCCGCTCATGCGGAGTAAGTTTCGCAAGTGCCGCTTTCTTCTGCTTCTCGGTCTTGGCCTTCTTGATCGCTTTCTCGGCTCGCGCCTTGTCTGCCGCCTGATGGTCGCGCCACCAAATCTGCATCTCAAGGCTGCATTTTGAAACGTCCATTCCCTGGAGGCGCGAGCATAGTTCGGCCGTCATCTCGTCTGCATTGAATCGCTGGCTGTAGACGCTAGGGTGATAGCCGCGCCAGTGGTCTTGGTTTATCCGCTTCTTTCCATTCAACTCGTCAAGAAGGCACGCGACCTTGCTCATCTCCGACTCAAGGTGTGTCGCCTGAAGGTGGTCAGAGTTGCACGGCATATTTGCGAACCACGCGATGCAGCGGACTCCCGGTATCCGCCGTTCAAGTTGGTGAATCAGTGGCCGGGAGCCGCTGATCTTTGGCGTTCTCAGCCTAGCCGTTCCAGCAGGCCGCGCAGCGTGGAGGCGTGCTCTTTTGCCTTCGGCGTTATTCCTTCGACGTACCTGCCGGCTGCATCCGCAATCGCCTCCCGCTCCGCGTCGGTCAGCCGCAGCCGCTTGATTTCCTCCTGTAGCCATGTGTTCGCCGCCGACAGTCTGGCCACAGCCATTGACGTATTGTGAGCAACGGACGGCCCTGCTACGTCATGTGTCATGGTTGAGTCCTCCGGTGGCCGCCGTTGATCTTCCGTGTTCTCACTCCATCCAGTTCAGCCGGACGATTGCCATTCCTCTGGGCGGCACATACACCTCAACTTGCGTCACGCCGCTGACGTTCACCCACGCAAAGGGCCAATGGGTGCGCCAGTTGTCAAGGTTCCACCGCACTTGAGTAGTCAGTAGGCAGGACATGAGTGCAGCCAACCTCGCGGCATCAGCAACAAACGCAAGCCGGTGAGAACCACCTGATGCACCAGTCGGCTCGGCAGTGTCGTTCGTTTCAGTCATCGTCTTCTCCTCGCCGCTGGTGATCGCGGGCGTTCTGTGGCTATGCGTAACCCGCTGGCCCCGACACCGGAAACCAATGCGTGATTCTCCAGCAACGAATCGTCTTCCCCTTGGCCGTCAACCATTTTCCGTTGTCCCACTTCAACACTCTTGGAATGCCCCGCTGCTGATCCCACGCGACAACGGTCTCGCCGCTGTACGGCATCGACCTAGACGAGGCGTACCACCCGGTTTCGCCTTCGCTCCCGCACCTGCCGCACACAGATTTCATGCCTCTCTCCTGCGATCACAGAACCACGCGATGCAGCGGACGGAGCCGCTGATCGCTGGCATTCTCAGTTCAACCGCTCCAGTAGGTCGCGGAGCGCGGCGTCCACCCGATCCGGCCCGCCCGTCCCGATGTAGTAGGCAATCGCCTCCCGCTCCTCGTCGGTCAACGTCGGCCTCGGGTCGCGGTAGTAGGACGGCGGCTTGAGTTGCTCGGCCGACGGTTTCGATTCTTCAGTCACGACCGATTTCCTTAAGCGCCGCAGCAGCCGCCGACTCAGGACAGGGATGCCCGATGCGGATCATCATCAGCGTTCCCTCGCAATAGCCAGCGCGGCGCGAAGTTTCGGAGATGATTTTTATGGCCTTCATCAGAGACTCCGTTGAGTCTGCGACCTTCGCTCGCAGCGAGATAATCTCCTCGCGGGCGTCGCGGAGCGTCTTGCCTGCGTCGTCTGCGTCCTCTTCTTCCAACCAGCGGCTGATGCGTGTCACAACGTCCATTTCACTTCTCCCGCGATGCCGTGTTCTCACAACCCCAGCGCCTTTCGCTCTTTCGGCGTCAACTTCGCCATCGCTTCCTTGCGAACGGCTGCTTTCTGCTTCGCCGCAGCCTCTCGCTTCTTCCGCTTCGCGTCGGCGATCCTGTGGTCTCTGGCCCACACTTGCAGTTCGAGCGAGTGTTTCGTGAGGTCTTTGATCTTCTTTACTCGCTCGCACAGTTCCGCCGTCAGTTCGTCGGCCAGTTCTCGATCTATCCGCTTGCTGTACGCCCTTTTGTCGTAGCCATCCCAGCCCCCAGACTGCGGGTCCGGAGGCCCTTTCCCGTCCAACTCATCGAGCAGGAGGTACATGCGGCTGCACTCGACCTCCAGTCGCGTCGATTGCAGATGGTCACTGTTGCACGGCATGGTCAGTCACTTTGGGATGTTGCGCCGCGTTGCGGTTCAAAAAAACTGGCCGGCTTCGGCGGCGATTCGCTCCAGCACACCGCTGCCGCGACGGCGACTCCGGCCAGAAAGCACACAGCCAATATCGCTAGCGTCCTCACTCAATGTCGGCCTCGCTGATTTCGTCGAGGATCTCTTCGGCGAGGCGAATTTCGCCATCGTCGGACTCTGGGTGATCAATGGCGTCCTGGCACGCAACTTGAATGCGGCGCATCAGGTCGGCCAACTGCTCTCCGCCCATGGCGGCGTTGAACTCTTGGATTTCGTCCGGGATCTGGAACGTCAGCGTTGCGCGCATCTGTGCTACTCCTGCATCTTTTTTTTGAAGAACTGAACCAGTTGCTCGTGAAAGACAGAAAGCGCCTCGTCCAGCATCCTGCCGGCAAACGCCACGCCAGACCCGCCCTTGTCCTTGCCGATCGCCGTGGTCGCAAACGCGAAAGCGCCGCGAGTTGACTCGATCGCGAGCAGGACATTGTCGAGCGTCACTTCTTCGCTGAAGTCAGACCGATCCGCGTCCATGTGCGATCTCCGCGTATTCGGGATTGAGTTCGATGCCGACACCATGCCGGCCCATTTCCTGTGCAACTGCACAAACCGTGCCGGAGCCTGCGAAAATATCGAGGACCGTGTCGCCGGGATTGCTCGACACGCCGACGATGCGGCGCACCAGTTCGGACGGAAGTTGCGTCGGGACGCCCTTCACTCGCTCTTTGAAAGTCCCGCACACGCGACTGATCGTCCAAACGTCCCCCATGATCTTGCCGCCGGCTGCTGCGCGCTTGTCGCCGTACTTGGTCTGGCGGTCGGACGGCACGGTCACGGCATCCTTGTTGAACGTGAAGTTCTTGGGGTCTTTGACAGCGTAGAAAATCGGCCGGCTCGTGCGTCCGAACTTGTTGTGGCAATAGACGCCGAACGTCTCGTGCCAAGTGATTCGGTTCCTGATCGCGAAGCCGGCGGCCAGAATCCCCAGGTCGATCTCGGCGCCGTACTCCTGGCCGCTGATGATCCATAGGGACCCAGTTGACGACAGGATCCGGTGGCACTGGGAGATCCACTCGCGACACCACTCGGCGTAGTCATCGCGTAGGTCGGCTTTCTTTCCTGCGCCGTAGTCGACGCCGATGTTGTAGGGCGGGTCGGTCAGGATAAGGTCGACGCTTTCGTCGGCCAGCCGCCGCATGACTTCCAGGCAGTCCCCGGTGATGATGTTCATCTTTCATCCCCTGGGTCGCTGACAGGCATCCAGAAGTCGAACTCGCAGACGTCCCCCATTTCCGCCATGAAGTCGTGCTGCGGCTCGTTGTGCGGTATGTAGGCGTACCAGACGCCGTCCCTCAACCAGCCGACAAAGTTTCTGTAGAGTCCGTCGCCAAGAAACTGGCCAACGACAACGTACTCCAGGTCGCACGGAAGGTTCTTGTCAGCAGGTCGCCACCGTGAGGCCCATCTTTCGCTTTTTGTGCATGATCCCCGACAGGCTCCGGCCGAGGATGGTGGCGATTCGCGCCTCTTTCTCTCCGGCGGCGACGAAGTCTCGCAGCCGCTGCTCGTCAGCGGCGGACCATCGGCGGCGGTTGTTTGCTGCGGCAGCGCGATACTCTGCACGCAAGGCGTGTCGCTTCTCATATTGCGGCGTCCCTTTCCTTCTTGCGGCGAGATGCCTCTCGCGACCATGCTCCGAGTTGTAGTACCGCCGCCATGCGTCTTTGGCGGCCTGCGATTTGTTCCATCGGATCATCGACTCTCTTGCGGGCGAGCCCTCGATGGCCCGCATTGCCCGTTGTCTCTCGGTTTTATTCATCGAACCATGTTGTGTACGGGAGGATCGTCACATAGATCGCCGCGCCGGCCAGCGCCAGAACAGCCGCCGCGTTCAGCCAGAGGTCAAGCATTTTTCTTGCTCGTCAGGAGTTCTTCCCTGTAGACACCGACTTCTGCCGGCGCCTTGATGCCAACGCGGACCGATCCGTTTGGCAGGACTTTCACGATGGCGACCTCGATCCCCTTGCTTGGGATGAGGACTTTCTCGCCCGCTTTCCTTGTCACTACGAGCATGGCTGACTCCGTTCAGCGTTGTGTGGCCGTGTAGCCTACAGAGACAAGCCATTCCTTGCAAGCCTCTTTCACCGATCCGCTCTTGTGCTTTTCTGCACACCACTTGATGTATGCCATTCCTTGTTCGGTTTCTGACACTTGTGCAAGTGTCATGCCGGAGTGACGACCGTCGAAGAAAACAAACTCTGGAACAGCCGGCCTGAGCGTCCTGACGGCCAGAACGTCCATCTTGAAGCCGCAGAAGCAGCACTCAATCAGCCACTTCCCTCGAAAATCGTCCAGGATGTCAAAATAGGTAGACCCGCAGTCGCAGGTGTAGTCTCCGTCCGAGCGGCCGATGATCTCAACGGGCCTGATTTCCGTGACTTGCGCTGGCCGAGCCGGCTCCGTGGCCGGCTTCTTGCGGGCGGTCTTTTTTTTCTTCTGGTCCGGAACTTCTTCCGGCGAGGTGTCGAAAAGCAGGTTCATAGTTTCAGGTTCATCCGGTAATCCACCGGCTCCGAGGACACAATCAGTTCGTGTCTGGCCCTGGTCACGCCGACGTACTCGATGCGTCGCTCCTCGTCGTGCTGCTCCCGGTCGGCCCGCTGGGCCTCGTCGATCCGTCGCGTGGTGGTGGTCGACATTACGACAACGTCGGCCTCCATGCCCTTTGCAGCATGAATTGTGCCGAGCCTGATTTGTGGCTGTGTCGCCAATTCGGCGCCCCATTTGACGGCCGAGTTCCGCCAGCGATCCCCCCCGGTCACCAGATCCCCCCATGTTCCGCCATTCACCCGGTCGATCATGGCCTGCGTCATGCCGGTGTCTTCCAGGTCGGTCGGAAACACGACGTCCCAGCGGCGAACCGTGAGTTCGTTCTGCCACAGGGTCTTCGTGCCGCGGTCGAGGAGCGTCCCGTCCTTGCCGCGGGACGGAAGTTCCTGGATGGCGCAGGCAAAGTCGCCGCCAGACACCGCCTCGCCATGCTCCAGGTCCCACAGGGCTTTGATGCCCCGCAGGGCGGCGGTGTTGTCCTTGGATTTGAGTTTGGCGAACGGCATCTTTCGCTTGCGAAGGGCTTCCGCCCAGTCATCAAGCGTGAAGTTGCAGCGGGCCAGAATCAGCGTCGGGCGCTTGGGGTCCAGGCTAGGAACGACCGCAGACGGCCCGCCCGCCCGAGAAATCTTGCCGTCATGGTCTGCCGGGGCCACCCCGCGGTCGAAATACCCTTCGTGCATCTGCCGCAGGCAGCGCTCGCCGAGAGCCAGAATCGGCGCCGGGCAGCGGTATGACTTCGGCATGATCCGCGTCTTGTCCGCCTCCCAGGACAGGAAGTGTCTGGCGTCGGAGCCGCCAAAGGAAAACACGGCCTGGAACGGGTCCCCGGCGATGTAGACCCACTTGACGTCAGGGCCGTCCGCCAACCGCTTGCAGACGCGGTCCACAAGGGCCGAGGCGTCCTGGGCCTCGTCGAAGATCCAGGCCCGAACCCCACAGGGCAGTTCGCCCTCCGGATCGACCTCGTACAGCCCGTCCGCCTCAAAGTGGATGCCGGCGTAGCGGGCCAGCAGGTCGCTGAAGTCGCAGCGGCCCTCCAGCCGCTTGGCCTGCTCGTACCGCTGGATGAACTGCTTGCACTGGGCAAACGGCGGGACGTCCTGCCCAGACCGCATCATACGCTCAATGGTCTTCTTGAGCGGCTCGATACGGGCGCGGCTGACTTCCCAGCAGTTCAGGGCCGAGGCCGCCGCCCTGTCGCCGGCATACACGGCGTAGCCGCTGTCATCGTCGATGATCGTCCGTATGTCCACCTTGAGGGCGTCCGCCAGCCATGTCTGGCTCGCCCTGGTATCGTCGATCAGTTGCCCCTTGGCCACGGCCAACTGCCGGTGGGCGACGCCGTGGCAGGTCTTGAACCACCCGTCCTTGGCCAGCACCTCCGGAGGGACGCCCCATGAGGCACTGGCCCGAGCGACTGCCTCGGCGCGGGCGGCCCGCGTGAAACTGGCGAACCCGATCGCAAACGGGCTACCGCCGAGGGCGTTCTTGGCACCGTCCATGACCTGCAGAAGTTCCGTAGTCTTCCCAGACCCCGCAGATCCAATCAGTTTGGCCGTCTTTTCTGCCATGTTCCACTTTCCAGCATTGAGAAATTGGGATTTGTGGTATGTCGCAAGTCCATGCGTAGCATGGACTTGCGACGACAAAAACCACTTAACCGCTTTTCCGCGCACTTTCGGCGCTGCTCACCCGCGTTTCGCTTGTAGTAATTAGGGAATCCCCCGCCGCGATCTTCTCCAGCGCCCGGATGTGCTTCCCGGTGAACCGGATGTACCGCCGCGTCGAGCCGCCGTCGCCGGCGTAGCGGCCCACAGGGAACGCCGCCTCGCCTGTCGCGGCCAGGAGCATCTTCTTGATCTTGAGTTTGTCGCCCTCCTCTAGACGCCTCTGGCGCCTGTCTACGTCCTCCCAGACGCGGGACCAGCCAAACCACAGTTCCCAGACCCCTTCCTTGCTGCGGACCCAGGCGGGCCTCCCAGACGCGTCAGGCTCGCCGTCCTCCTCCTCCTCCTCACCGGGCTCCGGCGTCATGCAGAGGGCGTCGAGCATCCAGCCGGCCACGGCGGAATACCGGAGGTTCTCGGCCGTGGCGTCCTCCTGGACCGCCTCGTCCATGAGTTTGGCCTTCAGGCCACGAATCGCCGGCTGGCCGGCCCGCGGCCCCTTGGTCTTGGCGGCCGAGCCGCACCAGATCACGCCCCATTCCTCGGGGACGGCGTCCAAAATGACCGTGTGGGTGGCCTCCAGCACGGCACAGGCAACCTTGGCCGATGACCTGTAGGTCTCGGCGTCCATCGTGACGTCGACCATCTTGGTATCGCCCTTGCAGAACACCGGGATCGAAAGCACGAACGACACCGGATCCGAGTGAACCACCTTGAGACGCCACCGGCCGGGGAACCATTCTCCGTCCCGGTACTCCAGCCCGTTGAGTGTGAACGGGCAGTCGACCGGCTCCTCGGCCTCGGCCGGGTCATCCACGCCGCCGGACTCGATTCGTTCCTCCAGCCGCTTTTTCAGGAACTCCGGCCCGCCGCCCTCGGCTCGTACCTTGATGGCCCAGCGGATCTGGCCGCGCCAGATGTTCTCGACCTCGATGTCTGGCAGCGGAGGCACGCACTGCATCAAGTTGATGGCCTTGGACTCGATCAGCGTCTCCTGCTGCTCGCGTGGGTCGTGGGGGTCCAGCATCCGCACGCACTTCGACGCGATGTATCGCACCATCGTCAGGTGCCTCGACCCAGAGTCCGCCTTCTTGTGGAGGATCTCGCTGGCCGGCGGCTTGGCGGCCTCGTCACGGCCCGTGGCCTTGACGATGGCCTGCATGAGTTCCGGCGGGATCTCGGCGACGGCGACCTCGTCGGGCGAGAACCCGTACTTCCACCGATACCGGACCCCGGACGCGTGGACGGACGGCGGAAACACCGACTGCGCCCCCTTGCCGCCGCCGCCGATCCTGACCTCCAGGCCGCCGATCTTGATGACGGCCTGCTCCGGGAGCCGGTCATCGAACTTGAAGATCCGGTGTTCGCTGCGGTGCGAGATGTAGGTCGGCGTCTCGACCAAGTGCAGGCCGAACTTTTCTGCCGTCTGCTTGCCGGTCTCGTCATCCCACTCGATGTCGACGATGCCGGACTCCCGCCCCAGCGCGACGCCGATATTGGTGTTGATCGCGCTGTCGAACCAATCGGCGAGGGTCTCCTCGTCCGCAGTGGCCACGGCCTGCCACCGTGAGTCCACCGGATGCTTGCCAGGGGTTCCGCAGGCGGTCCCGTACAAGCAGGTGCAGGTCTTGCCGTCCGCCCGCAGCCCGTTGATCCGCAGACAGCGCCAGCCCATCGCGGCATAGGACGCCGCAGCCTTGAAGAAATCTTCCATATCTGCCTCCATGCGAGAAAGAAGCGCCGCCGGGGGCTTTTGCTCCCCGGCGGCGCCGATGGCCGTCTGCTGCAGTGGCGGGAGAAGGGCGCCCTGCAGTTCAGACAACTTCCAGCGTTACGACGCCACCGCTGGCTGGGCGACCGGCCCACGAATCCGTGGGTTTGGGCCGCCGGTCCAGCCGCTTTGACTACTCCTCGCCGAGATCGTCGGCCTCGACGGCCGCCGCGATCGGCGGGGCGGTGAACATCGCGCGGACGGGATCCGCGTACACGCGCTTGGCGACCTCGCCCTGCTCGGGCGTGATCGTGCCGACGAGCCGCGGCACGATCTGGGAGTACGGCTGGCCGCCGCGCCCCTTGGCCTTCACCAACTTGAGGCCGACCACGGCCTCGTGCGGAAACACAGGGAGCCGCTTGAGGAACGGGATGATGTTCCGCAGGCTTCCGGGGCCGACCGTCACGAGAATCGGCCACGTTTCGCCCTGACGCAGAATCGCCAGAACGCGGGCCTCCTTGCACCGCTTGCCGGTGCCGCCGCGCCCGCTGCCGTAGCCGAACTCCGGCCCGTTGGACAGCGAGACCCAGTCATACTTCCGGTCGCCGATCCGATACTTCTCCAGCGACTCCGGCCGGATCGAAGTCCCGATGTCATCCGACACGCGGTAGCCGATCTGCAGATCGTTCGTCACGATCACGGGCCGCGCATCGCTCGGATCTTCTTCGGGCCACAACACTCCCTTCTTGCCGACGCCCACCAGCAGGCCGACGATCTCGTCGGTCGTGGTGAGATTGCCGTCGACGTCGATCGTCCACTGGGTCGCGCCGCCGAGGGGCGTCTTGACCCGCACGAGATCCGTCTCGTGCATCTGCTCGCCTTCCAGGTTCGCAGCGATGATCGCCATCTGCCGCGAGTCCGGCGCCAGCGCCGGATAGTCGACCGTCTTCACCGCCAACTCTGCAGTAGCCATTTTGGCCTCCTGTAGCCTCTAAACCATCGAACCAGCGTCAGCCAACCGTGACATGACGCAACTTCATCTCCGTGTATTCGCCGACGAGGCCGTCGAACGGCGTCCCGGCGGCAAACGAGGAGCCGGCCTCCCTGCCGGCCTCCTTTGCTCGCTCGACGAGCCACGACTTGAGCGTCGTGGTCGCCACCGTCGTGATCGCATCCTCGATCCCGACGGCTCGCGCTGCCTCCAGCACCGCGTCGCGCCGATCCTTCGGCACCGACAGATGAAGGGACTCCTCCACCCGCCAACTCCTCCCTGCGACCCGAACTCCGTCGAGCCGTTGAACTGTCATGTCTTCCACCGCGATCCGCTCCAGACTCTCGCGACGCTTCTTCATTTCGTCGAGTTGTGCAGATACCGTGCCAATCTGCCGGTCGAGTTGCGTGATTTCTTCAAGCAGCCCCGACAGTCCTGTGTGTGCCACTGTAGCCTCTGATGATTGCATCTATGACCTCCTGCCTGCTATCCAACGCCTTGTAGACCGATCCATCGACTGTCTGATTGCCGTCAACAGTGGCCACCAGACTGTAGAAGTGCGTTTTCTTTGTCTGCCCAGGTCGATGCAGCCGCGCAATCGCCTGCAGGTAGTCGCTCAAACTGTGGCCCAGGCTGTAAAAGACGCCGTATGCGGCGCGAGTCAGGTCGATGCCGACGCCACCGCTGGCTTGATTGGCGACCAGAACGGTTGTCTTCCCGGCCTGCCAATCGGCCAACTCGTTGCGCTGCCCGTTGAGGACGCTCACCGTCCGGCCGGCGGCGACGCACGCCGCGGCGGCGGCCTCGCCGTCTGCCTTGTAGCGATGAAACACGACGAGCGGCTCGGATGGGTCCAAACAGTCCAGAATATCAGCCAGCGCCGCCGCCTTGCTGGGAGTGTCATCAATTTTTGTGGCCTGCCGGGAGCCGTCGACATGAATACTGCCGCCGCAGACTTCCAGCAGCCGGATCAGATGCACCAGGACGTTGGCCGGCGTGATCTCGCGGCCCTCGACCGTGGCACAGAAGTCTTTCTCCAGGTCGCGGTACAGGGCCGCTTCCTTGGGCGAGAGTTCGACGTCCACCTGTTCGTGCATGATGTCGGGCAGATCCAAAACGTCTTCCGAACGACGATGAAACGTCGTTTGTGCAATCTTCGTGCCAAACTCATCTGTGTTTCTGTAGCCAACTACCCAGCCTGGGTAACCTGGGCGAGTGACAGCGTACCGCGATCGAAACGCTGTGAACGACTGGCCGAATGTCTGGCACTCCGGAGATTCGATGGCCCGGTAGACCCCGAAGGCATCGAGTGGCGAGTGAGCCAGAAGCGTCCCCGACAAGCCGATTCGCTTGGCCGCGGGGTTCTTTTTCCCCATCCGCGCCGCCCACCGGCTCGTCGTGCCGCTAGGTGACTTCAGTTTGTGGCACTCGTCGTAGCAGATGGCGTCCCACGAGGTCTTTTCCAGCAGTGGGATCCTCCAGGCCGATTCGTAGTTGGTGACCACGATCAGCGGCGTGGAGTCGGCCAAGGCCGACGCCACGAGTTGCTCTTTCTGCTTGGAAGACCCCTTGGTGAGCAACAGGATCCGGTAATCCTGCAGCCACAGCCCGCCTTGCTTGCCCCAGGCCGGCACCACGGCCTTCGGGCAGCAGATCAGGACTTTCTTCAGCCCCTCGCCATTGAGGATCTCCAGAAGACAGCGGGACTTCCCGGTCCCCATCCCCATGTGCAGCAGAACGCACAGCCTGCCGGCGGCCCACGCAATCGCGTCCCGCTGATGTTGCCAGAGCATCGCTCCCTCCGTGGTTCGTGGAGGATAGCGGTATATGGCTACCTGTCAACAAAACTCCTGGGCCTGCCCAACTTCCGCCCGGACTGCTCCAGGCGGGACGCTTCGGCGGCGCGGGCCTCGCAGGACTGCCGCGACAGCACCCACAGCCGGGACTGTCCGGCCCTGCCGGAGTGCAGGATCCGGCCGACGATTTTGCCGTCTTTGGCCAGCCGCGGCACCAGCGTCCAGTAGACACCTAGTATTTTCGCCGCCTCGTAGGCGCCGATGGCGTCTCCGAACTGGATCTTTGGCACGCCCTTGGCGGCCAGCAATTTGATCGCCGCCGGCCGCTCGTGGACGGCCGTCCGCGGCCGCCGGCCGCCCTGACGGTTGGCGACGTAGTCCCGGTAGTTCTGCTCGCACTCGTCCCTGGAATAAACGGCAAACTCCCGCCCCTCGTGGCCGCACACCACGCGGATGGAAAGAGCCCCGGCGTCAGCCATTCTCCGGACGCGCGACCAGTGGACGCCCATCAGGGCCGCCGCCTCCCACGCGCCGATAGCCTCGTCTTTCATGATGGTATTCTGGGCAGGGGACGCTGTCCTTGACAATTGGAGTGGAGGCGGCAACACTCTAAAGACGTCCAAGGAGGGCCGCGAAATGAGGCGATGGACCGTCATAATCGACTGGGTCGACGGCAAGGCTGAGGATTCCGATGAGATTGCTGTTTTCGCAAAGACTGCATCAGGCGCAGCGTCGAAGGCGCGTGCCGTCTGGTCTATGACCAACCGTGCCGAGTGGCCCTTGATTGAGATTCAAAAAGTGTTCGTCGTGACTCCGAAACGACTTCGGAGACTTGCATAGTCGCACGGAGGTGGCATATCTGATTTCCAACAAAGGCCGCCAATGAAACTCACTGACTTTCTGCAAGAGATCTACATCCCGCTCAAAGGCATCTGCAAACACACCGAGACGCTCTACAAAATCACGATCTCGGAGTTCGGCAAGTCTCTCGGCCACGAGCCGACGCTCGCAGACCTTGAGGAACTCAAGGTAGCCCGGTTTCTGGCCAAGCGCGTCCGCGAGCGCAAGCCGGCCACGGCCGCCAAGGACCGGAGCCAACTTCGCGCCATGTGGGAACTGGCGGCGCGTAGGCGTATGGTTGATATGTGGCCGACGATCGGCCTCGTCAAAGTGCCGGAGCGCGTGCCGGAGGCGTGGACGTCCGACGAGATGCGGCTGATTATGCAGTCGGCCGGCATGGAGACAGCAGTCTATGACGGCATCCCGGCGGCCCTCTGGTGGCGCGCGTTTTTGCTAGTGTGCTACGACACTGGCGAAAGGGTTGGTGCCGTCAAGACCCTGATGTGGCGGGACATTCGCGAGGCGACGATTCTTTATTCCGCAGAGAACCGCAAGGGCGGTCGACGAGACATTCTGCGGGCCGTCAGCCAAGAGACCAAAGAGGCGCTGGATCAGATCCGCTGCGGTCGAGCCGCCGAAGATCTGGTGTTTCCATTCCCGCGCATGAAGTCCTATCTCTGGACTCGCCTGGGCATCATCATCCGCCGCGCCGGCCTCCCGGCCGACAGAACGTGCAAGTTCCACAAGATTCGGAAAACCACTGCGTCATACGCGGAGGCCGCCGGACTGTCCGCGCAGGCGATCCTTGATCACTCCGACCCCAAGACCACACGCAAGTATCTCGACCCAAGGATCGTCGTGCGGGCCAGCGCCCCCGACGTCCTCCCAAAAGTCAGTTAGCCGCGCACTACTGTAGCCGACCGAATCGCGCGGGCGAGGTCGCGAACTTGCGGCCGGTGCGACTTCCAGTCGTAGGCGTGGGCCACTGACAGGTGGCAGTCGCGGCACATGGTTATCAGGTTCCCATCGTCCAACTCCAGTTCCGGCCGCTTGTGGTACGGATGGATGTGATGCACCTCTAGGTCGACGGACCTCCCGCACGCCGCACACGCCGCCTCACGCTGGAGATGCTCCCGCCGCACGCGAGCCCACGCCCCGCTGCGGCCGAACAGGTCGTCGGCCCGTCGTGCCAGCCAGCCGAACATCAGAGCCTCGACGCCTCACGGAACGCCGCATCCAGTGCCGCGCCATTGAGCCCGAGAGCCGGGCCAAGCGTCGCCAGCCATTCGCTGTCCCGGTGAACCTCGGTTCCATACTCCCACTCGACGCGGCAGGACTCGCGGGCCAGCGTGTCGGGGATGGACGCGATGGCCGCGTCCACGGCCGCGAGGCTGACGCCGTGCCTGACCAGCCACAGGCGGGCCTGCCTCGCCGAGACGGTATCGGGAACGGGCGACTCGTCAGGGGCCATCGCCCAGCCTTGCGGGAGTTGGTCGGCCGGAATTGCTGTGCAGCCCTCGGGCGGCGACCACGACGCGGGAACGTCGGGCCGCACGAACGTCACCACGCGGCCCTGCGAGTCGAGGATTGCGAGAGGTTGCATGAGTGTCACCACAGATAAATCCGTACTACTCCATCGCCGCCGGTGCCGCCGGGGCCGAACGTGGTGCCGCCGCCGCCACCGCCACCGCCGCCGCCGGGGAACGCTCCAGCGCCTCCGCTGCCGCCTGTGCCGCTGGCGTTGCCGCCACCGCCACCGCCGCCGTGGCCGGTGATAGTCGCCGGGGGTGCGCCGGACAACGCGCCACTGCCGCCGTTACCACCGCCAACCGTGCCGGCCGCGCCGCCAACCGATAGCGACAGCGAAGAGATGCGGCCGCCGGCGCTACCCGCGCGTTGGTTGTTGCTCGCGTCCACCGCTCCGCCGCCGCCGCCGCCGCTCGCGCCAGAGGTCGTGTCAGAGCCAGCACTGGCAGCGGCCGTCAAAGAACTAAACCCGCCAGCACTGCCGCCGAACGTGCCAGTGCCAGCACCGCCGCCAGAGCCGGCGGTCGTCGTGCCAGCGCCACCGGCTGCACCACCGCCGGCGCGGCAGAGATTGATGTCGCCGCCAGCGCCTATGTTGGCCTCGCGCAGGTAACGAGCGGTTGATTCTCCGCCGGCCGTTCCGGCAGTCGCCGACGAACCAGCACCACCGCCGCCGCTGCCGACGCTAACCAACAGGTCGCGTGAGACAAGCATCGCAGACGAGATCACGTTCACGCTGCGGGCAGCACCGCCGCCGCCACCGCCACCGCCGCGATCGTTTCCAGCAAGCGCCGTGCGGCCGGCCCCGCCACCACCGCCGCCCCCGACGGCCTCAATCATGGCGAACGCAAACCCCTCCGGCAGCGTGTATTGCCAGACGCCTCCGCTGATACTGAGGGCTCCAGGCGGCGCAGAGAGCCGCCGGAACTCAAGCACGGTCGCGCCGACGAGCGGAGGGCGAGCCAGCGGTAGAAGGCCCGTGTTCACAGGTCGGCTCCGAGGGCCGTAACGTCCGCGCTTTCCGCGTTGTGCGTGCTGACGCGCACGCTCCACGACGAGGACGGCAGGATGAGGTTGGCGTAAGTGACGTTGGCTCGAGTGGCCTGCACAGTGCCGGACGGCGTCGCGGCGAGCATCGAGATCTCGTCGTACAGGTAGTAGGTGGTGCCGTCGTACAGGAAGACGCGCACCATGCCTGCCGTCGTCGTAACGCGGGCCTTGACCACGATCTCGCGCACTTGCGTACCGTTTGTTGCTCCCGTGATGAGCGTTCCGATCGTGCCGGTGCCGTCGCGGTTGGTGTTCGCGGTGGCGATGTTGACGGCCGCGATGCGCGGCGTGGCTGCGAAGGCTGGCGAATCGGCCATGATGAACTCCTAACGGAAGGAAGACCAGTTGAAGACGTTGATTGCGGCGCGGGCGCGAACTGGCAGGCGAGCGATGGCGAGCGTGCCGGTGCTGATGTTGCTCGCGTTCGTCGCGTCAGTCGTGGCGGACGCCGCAAGGCCGCTGACCTGCGAGGCGCTGATCGTCGCGGCCGTCGTGAGAACGCCACCCGTCGTGGTCACGACAATCTGGCCGCTCGTCGAGCCAATCTTCCCGTCGTTTGTCAGGTTGCCGTGCGTGTGGCTGGTCGCTGCGTAGTTGGTGGCGACCGAAATCACGCCGTTCGTGATCGTGACGCCAGAGCCAATCTTGACGCCGCCAGACACCGTGGCTGAAGCGGTTGGCAGCACGAATGCGGCGGGAGTGTCGGCGAGGTCGTTGTAAGAGCCGGTGTATACAACATCGGACAGTCCGTCTATGTGTACTACGGAAGCGTCGATTGTGTCGGTGGCGACGATGTATCCATCTTCTCCGACGATTAGGACGTTTTGGTATTGCCCGCCCGTCAACTGCCCATCGTTCGTGATGTTGCCGTGAACGTGGGCGCTGTCGGATTTGTTTACCAACGCAGCCTCGATGCCAATCAACGCCTCTGACACGTTGGCTGGGTCGTTGGATATTTGCTCGAACTCATCCGACACCGAGACGGCCGCTGCCGTGATCGTCGCAGCACTTGTGATCGCGCCGCCCTGACCAGTGACCACGATTAGGCCGCTCGTAGTTCCCAGTCGCCCGTCGTTCGTGATGTTGCCATGGGTGTGAGCAGACGGCGCGAACGTGGACGGCTTCCCGGTGAGGTCAGCCCACGCGGTCGTCCCGGCCGGGCCGGCCGGGCCTTGCGGTCCCGCCGGGCCGGCCGGTCCCGTGCTGCCCGTCGCGCCCGTGGCCCCCGCCGGGATCGTGAAGTTCAGCACCGCGGCCGAGGTCGTGCCAGCGTTCACCACGCTCGCGGACGAGCCCGGCGAACCGGTTGTCACGGTGCCGACGGTGATTGTGGCGGCGGGGCCGGGCGTGCCCGTCGGGCCGACGCCGCCAGACACGCTCACATCAATCTGCGTCTCGCCGACGCTGGCCGTGATCTGCTGATTTGTGACGTTCGCGTTGATCGATGCCATCACAGCGCCTCCACGAACCCGGTGAGGGCCGTGCGGACAGCAAGCCCCTGCGTCCAGACGAACTTCCAGGCGTAAGTGCCGCGAGCAAGCGCGGCCGTCTGCTGTGGCGTCAGTGATACGTTGACCTGACCGTTGCTGGCAGAAACGACAGAGACAGTCAGTGGAACGACCTCGCTGCCGGTGATCACAGAAACCAGCGACCCGGAGAACGAGTACCCCGTGAGGTCGATGCTGAAATCGACCAGTGCCGACATGGTGTCGCCGCGCGTGAACGAGATGGGGAGGTTGCCTGGAGTCTGGTCGTAGGAGGACGCCATCGGCTAGTTCCTCACGGCGTTTACCACCGTCTCGTGCAAGTCTTTCTGCCCCCGAGACAACTCCTGGAGCGCGTCGGCCTGCTGGCGCTGCACCTGTCCGATTTCCTTGAGCGTCTCTGACGTCGTGTCAAGAAACTGGATGTGGCTCTCCACGATCGGCTCAAGCACTGTCGCGTGTATGGCGACAGCGGCCTCGCGTCCAAAAAACAAGATGAGTGCGAGTATGGCGCACGGGACGCCGAGCCTGTCAGCGACACGAATGAGCGTGTCGATGACGCCCTGCTTGAGTTCCTTCGCTGTCACGATTCCATCCTTGGAGAGACATAAAAATGCCTTCCTATATTGTAACTGCCTCAAGACGCCGGATGGCGGCATCGACGCCGGCCCACAGCGACATGATGTCACTGGCGTTGACGATCTCATTGTCGACGTATTCCAGCGGAACGCCGCGCTCGCTCTCGTGACCAGCGGCCTCGCCGTCCAGGACGCCGAAGCCGGGGCGTACCACGCGCCACACGACGCCGCCGCGTGCCTTGATCGCCGCGGCCTCGTTGGCGAATCGTACATCGGTGATGCAGATGTCGCCTCCGGCGGCATCTGCCCGCTGCATCGTCGCCATGACCCAGATTTCAGGGTGGATCATGTTCCGGCCCCAGTCGGTGCCGAGGGTTTGCAGGAGTCTTCTGGGCGAGCAACTGATCCAGCCCAGCGCGTTTTCCTTCCTGGAGCGGTCCTGCAACTGCTCGACGGACAGCCCGGTGATCGCCGAGACGGCGGCATAGAGCGGGTCGGCGAACGCCAGCGGCACGAACTTGTGTTCCAGGCACAGCCGCTCCGCGACCGTGTTTTTTCCAGCCCCGGCCGCACCGCAGAGTCCGATGATCATAGTTCCATCTCCTGTCCGTCGAATCGAATGGTCACGCCCAGCGGCTCCGCAATCCACCGCATCCCAACGCGCGCCTCGCGGAGCATGGACTCGGCCTTGACTATCTGGGACGTCCATCGCTCTGGCGTCGCCGCCCGCGGCCGGACATGGCCGACGACCTCGACGATTCCTGCCAGAATGATCGCCCTGGCACAGTCCATGCAGGCGAACCACGGGCAGTAGAGGGTGGCGCCGGCCGTCGGAGTGCCGATCCGCGCGGCCCTGTAAATCGCCGCCCGCTCCGCGTGTTCAATCCACTGATATTTCTCCGGCCGCGCCAGCCTGTCTGGCGCCGCCCACACGCCGGAAGGCACCCGGTTGACGCCGACGCAAACGTAGGCGGCGGCGCGCGGCACCAGCACGGCGCCATTCTGCGTGTGCGTGTCATCGCTGCCGGCGGCGGCCTCCTTGGCGGCCACGCGCAGCCAATCGACGGCGGTGTTGTGGTGCAGGGTAGCCATTTAGTCACCCCCGGCAACGTGCATCGACACCAGCCCGCCCTCTGGGCGGTACAGGAACGTCTCCATCGCCCGACGAGAGCCAACGAACCCGTTCTCGGCGTGCCAGTCATCCGGCGGGCAGAGGGCCGGCGCCGTCCTGACGATCACGCCGTCGATCGTTTCGATGGGCCGCTGCCACTCCGCGGCCTGCGAGTGATAGTGGCCGGTGTGCCACTCGCGGCAGACGGCGTTGCTCCAGTGCCGCGGCTGCTCCAACGCCATGATCTGGCCCAGTTTTCTCTTGGCCTTGTGGCCGTGGCAGAATCCGATCAGGTTCTTGCCGTGCGTCGCGTACTGCCGCCCCGTGAACGCGCCAGACACCGTCACGCGGCCGTCGTTGCGAAACCGCTCCATCAGCACGCGCTGAAAGGCCCAACTCAAGGTTTCGTCGTGGTTGCCGTTGACGACCAGAACGTCGGTCGGCGCTGTCGAGGCCGACCGCTCGACGATCTCCAGCAAGCAGTCCCAGCCGATCTCAAGCATCTTCTGCAAGCGTCCGTCCCGCTCCAGTTGCGTTCCGGAGGTTGTCTGCCCCTTCGGGTTGTCGTAGTGCAGGAGGTCGCCCAGGAACGCGATCGTCCGGCGGGCCGGCTTCATGGAGTCCCCGACGGCCAGCAGTTCGCCTGCCGCCTGCCGCACGACCGTCTCGGCGATGTAGAGGTCGTAGTCCTCGGCCCCGGTGGTTCCGCGCCAAGCGTATTTGCCGAAGTGGGCGTCAGCGACAACCACCACTTGCCAGAGGCCATCGCGCTTCGCCGGCTTCGGAACAGCCTTGCGGCGCAGGCCTTTCGCCGCCGCCTTGATCATCGCCTCGACGCACTCGCGGACCCCAGGCCCAGCCTTGGGCTTGAGCCTGACGAAGACGCGGTGGAGTTCGATCGAACCGCCGTTGCCGTCGCCGCACTCCCACTTGGTCGCTTCAGAAGAGGCGACCTCGTAGGCCGTCATGTCCGCGCCGACATGCCGCAGGAGATCCTCGACGGTCTTGATCCGCCGCGAGGTGCTTTTCGCCTCCAGCGTGTCGCCGTCCTGTCGCTGCGTGACCTGTTCGGAGTCCGCTGACGGCGTCTCCGCAGGCAGCGACGAGATGATCGCCGCCTTCAGCCCCTTTGCAGCCATGTCTCGACCCCAGGGAATCCGATCTGGGAGATGCCGCGCTCGCGGAGATTCTTGGAGATGGCCTTTGCCAGAGTTCGCCGCGGCGTCTTGATCGCGCCCGCGCGGTACTGCCGCTTGATCTCTTCCAGTTCCGCCCTGGCCTCGGGGGCGACGTTGTCGATCCAGTAGCCGATGCCGTGGTAGGTGTCTGGGAGCGTGGCGACGACGGCGTCAAGCAGACTCGTCGCGGAGGCTCCAGAGGACGCGGCTGATGTCGCGGGCGGCTTCGGTAACGTGTTCTTCGCTGGCCGTTGGGAACGAGACATGGATGCACTCATGCAGGATCGTCTCCAGGCGTGCGCGGCCCTTGAGCCGCTCGTCGATCAGGATCTTCCGCGGCATCTTCGGATTCTTCGCGTCCGGCAGATACGCCCACCCGGCCGCCTCGCCACGCAGCCGCGTGAAGCGGAGCAGCCATTTGACGCCGTGGATCGTGAAGTGGTGGTCGCCGGCCATGCCGATATGGTGCCATGTAGCCTACGGGTTGTCCACGCCGATTCCAATGATCTTGCCTAATTTATTGAGCGCGCTTTGTCGCTCTGGACACCGGCACGGAGCCCCAACGACCGCCGACACCCGCCCCTTCGTGGTCTCCTGCTCCTTTCATGGCGGATAGTAAAAGTCCCTAGTCTTCTCAAGTTGCCGCCTCACCCACCACTGCACCTTGAAGCCCAATTCATTGAGCCACCTCTGGCGAGACGCGCACCCGCATCCTCCAGACTTGCCGGATGTTCGCGTCCATTGCTCGACGCGCTCCTTGGTTATTCCGACGCTGGTTAGCATCTGCTCGACAGCATCGCCGACCGCAATAGGCCGCCACACTTTTTTTGGCACCGGGCGGCACTCTCGATAGGTGGGGAGCCGCTTCGCGTAGTAGCCGCACGTCTGGCACGTCTGTGTCGGGTTGTTGAAATCGCAGACTTTCATTGCACTGTCATCTTGAACGTGTTGAGGTGATTAGGTCGCACTGGCCCGGTGTACGGCCCGAGAACTGGATCGCCTGCCCTGTACGTTGGCTTGATGTTCTGCGCGCAGAGGTAGTTGTTTCCTGCATTTGAGAGATTTTCAGAGCCGTATGGAGCAAAAAAGTTGAACTCCATGCCAGACGGTGGACTGCACAGTGGAACGTCCATGCACAGGACTGCACAGTATTGCGAGGCTTTTTCAGACTCCGTGAGCGACGGGTCATATCTGAAGCAGAATCGCATATCTTCCTCAAACAGTCCGTATGGCCCGGAGCCATCTGGGCGTGAACATGCTGCTCTGATGCCGCATTTTTTTACGCAGTTGTCGCACCCCGGCGTGCCGGGGGACGAACCAAAGTATCCGACCGAGCATACATCTGGGCGAATCTCAATTGATAGCACTAGAGGGCCAAATGGATTTTCGTTTGAGTGTGGAGAGCCTGCTGTCAAAAGCCAAACAGTACGGAACGGAGCATTGTAGTTTAGTTGATCTCCGACGCGAGGCAGAATGTACGTTCCAGACAGGTTAGAAAAACCAAACCAATTCTGCTCAACGTATACTTCTAGTTCGTCGGGAATGTCATCTGCGCCTTGGCAGCATTGCTTGCAGTTGTCTGCATTTGGAACCAGTTGTGCGCCGCTTCCCTGCCTGCCAGCAAAGTATGGATCGTATTCGCCGCCATGACTAACCGTTGCCGTAATGCCCGTTAGGTTGGACGCAGCGAACGAGAACTGGTCGCAGTCAGCGATTGGCTCGGAGGCCGTCATTGAAACCGCGCACCTAGTAGGATAATTGCCATCGCTGCTGTTGGTGACGTTTCTGTTTATGAACACAACCGGCGGCAGCGACGGACCTCTGTATTCGACTCCTACTTGCATTAGCCCGGCTGTATGCGTCACAGAGTAGTTGCCTACTTCATATCCCCAGCCACCGCATATTTCGTGCGAGTAGGTGCATTCGTAATTTGACCTCCCTAGCCTGTTGCGCTTTAGCACAATCGGCATCCCGTTGAGTTGCCATCCGCAGCAGTCGTTTGCAAGCCAAATCCATGCGAGATAGCCGTTGCCGCCATTGGCAATTTCTAGGCTGGCTATCTTGCCGAAGTTTGGGCTCTCGGGGTCATCATCGACCGTGGCCGTGATTTCCGCGCCTGCGCCGGCGCTGGGGTATTCTTGCGAGATAGTGACGGTGACGGTTGCGACGTATGGCGGCGCGTCTGCATCCTCGCGATAGTAAATGCCGCCATTTACGACCTCTATGCTGGATGGAGTGCCGTTGTCGCGGTAGTAGGAGTTGGCGTAGTAGTAGCCGTCACCCCACTCAAAATCCGTTATCACTCCAAGGTCTTTGCTGTACCATCCGCCCCAGTTGATTGCGATGGACTGTATGACTCCAGCCTCGTCAACTGCATCGACAGTTGCATCGAAATAGCCCCAGTCATCCATTCCGTCCGTGACAGAAATGTTCACTGAATCGCCGACCGCGTAGCCTGATCCTCCATCGTCTACCGTCAGCGAGGAGACGGTGAACACCGGCTTGCCGTCCCCTGTCGTGTCCGGCGACAGATTCACAGACAGCGCAGCGCCAGTTCCCGTTTCGCTAGTCACGCTGGCCGCCAGCGTCGGTTCGACGATGTCAGTCCGCAACAGAATCGAAATCCCGACGTATCCGCTTGTTTTGTCGTCAGCAGTCTTTCCGACAATGTAAAGTTCCTCTCCCCATGAGTACCCCGATCCTCCATCATTGATCGTTACGCTATTTACACGCCACGATTCCGGCGTCCCTGCGTTCTGCGTAAGCGACAGCGAGAAGTCGGCAGAGCCGTTCGAGTCTTGAACAATCAGTTCGGGCTCCACGCGCTGCGTGCGCAGCCTTATTTCCGCAGATGCTTCCGTTGTGTCTCCATCCGCTGTAGACACTGACAACTGCTCGTTGTCCGAATATCCAGTTCCTCCAGTGACAGAAGCACTTGTGATTTTCCAATAATCGAGTCCGCATGCGTTTTGCGACTGCGTTAGCGTCAATAAAATCTCCGCGCCTTCTCCTGCGCCGGTCGCAGTCAACGTAGGGGCAACGCGGCCAAACTTTGCGTAGCCGCTTCCATGATCGGTTAGGGAAACCTCGCTAATCGGTCCTGCGTCGGTTTCCTGATCGCCACCCGGTTCTAACACACGCCCGTCCGCACCGCTGCCGTAGCATGATGAAAAGTTTAGTTTGCACAAATCATGGCTTCGTGTCTTGTCTGAAAAGCCGTCGAACGTGACGGTCACAGTGTCGGGAAGTTCGCCCTCTTCGCATTGATCGCACGTACCGCAACATTTGCTGCAATCTGACCCAAGCATGAATCCAAGCGGATACATTCCAGCAGCCACAAGCAAAATGCCTACACCAAGCGCTGACATTGGCTCTGCCGCTATTGCAGCAATGAGTTCCACCATCTAGCACTCCGCAGCGATGACGTAAAAGTGTCCGTTTAATGACGCGAGCATGACCCACTTGTTTGCGGGTATGTTGGCAAACTTGTTCACACAGTTTTCAAGCGTGCCGCCGCCTGCCGTCTCATTTGGCGGCGTGCCGCTTTCGTACAGCGTGATGGTGGCGAGCGTGTTTTTTGACCACAGCGCGGTTGTCTTGCCGATGCGGATGCTGCCGCCAACTGTCGGCATCTCCTCGAACCGCGTCGGTCGTGGGATGCGGCTTGCCGTGTACGGCTCCCCGTCGACGCGCCTCACCACCGAGATGATGCGGTCGGTCAGGACGGGGCCGAACTGGTAGCCTTTCTCGGCCATCAGATGATGTCCTCGACGCGGACGCCGAAGTTGACGAAGTTGTTGCCGAACGTCACCGGGCGCGATGTGATGTACTGCTTGGTCAACACTTTTGGGATTTGCGTGTCAACATTTCTCGGCGTTCCGTCAATATTGAGCGCCACAGGCTGGGCGCTTGGGCGCTGCATCCACCCGCCGTCAAGAGAGTGGATAGGAATCACGGCCCGAACTTTTTCGCCGGGTTTGACAAGCGTTTTCTGGCCGTTCGGCGGTTCCTGCACGCGGCCGTTCTTGTGAACAAGCGCAAGCCCATCTTGATATACGTCGTTTCTGCCGAGTCCGTCGTTCTTGATGTTGAATCCCTCGATAACTTGTTTTATTTTCCACCCCCCGCGGGGCCTGATTACAAACTCAAAAGTCCTAACGAAACCTCGATAAACGAGATCGCCGAACGCCTCGACGGCTGGACGCACGTTGATGCCGCGAAGCATACAGGTATACCGCCAAACCGACAGGCCAAGAAACTCAAAGTCGTCTTTGTTGACTTGCCCGGTCTCCTCAAGTCCTAGCGTTGGATAGTTGTCAAACTGCTCAATAGAAACAGTGATCACTGGCGAAGGAACAGAGATTCCGTCGTACATATCGCCGACTGGGTTCGTTGCAGGAACGAAATTGGGCTCGCCTCTATTATTGAACACATTGTCGAGGTCAATCCACTCTGTCGTTGGCATCTCCATCAAGCCAGAAGTAATCGTGAACTTCGCAGGCCGAATGTTTGGTTGCTGCTTGTTTGGATCTTGACCGTTGTCTCCCCCGCTCCCCGGCGTCGTGCGGTACGTCGCCGTGACGATCCTGGTGACACGCGACTCGCCGTCGGGCTTCTCCGAAAAAGATACGCACGGCAGGTCGGTATTTACCGGGTGCGGGTCACCGATGAAGACGCCGACGGCCTGCTGGACGCTATAGGAGGACGACGGAGACTCAAGCAGCAGCCTCCAGGTACGCACCGAAACGTCGGCCAACTCGCCGCCGTCTGCGGAGCGCTCGTTCGACGTCCCTTGCGTGATCTCCGCGACGGCTTTGACGCCGGCGGTTGGGTTTTTGATATACATCCTGGTCAGCCCTCGGTGATGTCGACGCGGAGCCGCGTGCCTGACTTCCCAACTGCCTTGTAGTCGGTGCCGGCAGACAGGCGAAACAACTGCGGCTCACCAGCCTTGAGCGTGGAGAAAGACACGAATGACCCGCCAGCCTCGATGCCGATCTGGGCGGTCGAGGCCGTGGCCGTCGACAGGTTCCGCAGAAACGCCACGCCGACGCTCGACAGGTTAGCCGTCGAAATCGACGTCGCGTTCGTGGTCAGCGTATACGTCACGCTCTTGAGGCCGGCGACGTCCATCGTGGCGGCGATGTTCGTCGCCGACACCTGATTGACGAGGTTGTCCTTGTTGATTGTCAGCGAGATACCGTATGAAATGTCTGGCATGATTACCCCCTGATTTCGACGACGTTCTGGCCGCCCTCTTCCTTGATGGCGTCGATGACGCCTTGCAGCAGTTCCGACTGCTTCTGGAGTTCGACGAGGTTGACGTCCCTGTTGGGGTCGTCTCCGCGGAGGAGGCGGTTGAGTTCCCGCTGGCCCTCCATCGTGTTGACGTCGGCCACGTTGAGTGCCGCCCGCGACGGACCCTGGAGCAGCGCGTTGAGCCGCTCCTCGCGGAATCCCATCACGAGCGGTGCAACCTGCTGCGCCCTCTCAAGTGCCAACTGGCTCATCTTTTCGTTCTGCACGGCTTGCGGTGCGTTGATGCGATTCATTTCAGCGACGAGGTCTCGTGCCTGCTGGGCAGACTCCCTGGCCGCACGCTGCGCAGGCGTCATCGCCAGTTCGCGGCCGCGATCCTCGGCAGACTGCCGCTGCTCGATTCTTGTGCTGTTGTCCCTGGCATCGCGAACAGCAGGCGACTCCTCAATCTGGCTGTCTACCTGATCCTGGAGGCGGCGTCTCTCTTGAATGAGTCGCTGCCTTTCTAGCGGCGTGCCGGCCCCCGAGGACAACTGCTCGTCGATCTCGCGAAGGCGCTTGAACGTCAATAGAAGAGGATTGTTGACATCTTGCGCAAGCCGCTCAAGTCTATCTCGCTCACTAGCAACTGCCTCTTCCACCCCCCTGTTGGCTGCCTGCTGTTCTTCGAGGTTCTTCCTGGCGCGATCCCTGTCATCCTGCGTTGGCAAGGCTGCGCCGCGCCCAGGGGCAAGGCTCTGCCGGCGAACGTCGTCATCTCGCTGCCGCGCGGCCTGCAGGTTGCTCTCGGCCTCGGCCGTCGCGCGAGCCAGGGCTTCCGTAAAGCGCTTGAGGCCGAGAGTTGCGACCTCGATCGCGGCGGCTTCGTTGTTGATCGCCGCCAATTCTTTGTCGGCGCGCCTGCGGACAAAAACGCTATCCGGCCTCGCGGCGACTTCGGACTCCACCTTCGCGCGCATTGCGTCAAGTTCGCGCAGCCTGCGGGCGAGGATCCCGGACTCCGCGCCGGAGGCTTGGAGGTTGGCCTCCGCTCGTTGCCTTCTGGCGTCGAGCGTCGACTGCGGGTCAATGATGCGGCGCTGTTCCAGTTCCGTAGCCCTTGCCTGCGCCTGCAGTCTCTGCTCGCGGCTGCGCTCAATGCGCCCTCTGGCACTTTGAATTCTTTCGTCGCGAAGCGCGGCATCGTCCTGAGTCAATCCGCTCTCGGCATAGTCCTTCTGCGCCGACTGGATTTCATTTTGTGCGGAGTCGATTTCTCCTGCGAGCCTGTCTAGCAATCCCTGTAGCGAGAGCGCTGTCGGCACGCCTGACTTTATTGCGTCAGCAACCTGTCGCTGCGACTCTTCGATTGCCGTGGCTGCGGCGTTTGCTGACTTGAAGATGTTTTGAATTGCCTTGTCGGCCTGCAGGCTTGCCGGTAGGCGCAGCGACTCAAGCAGAGTGGTGAGCGCAGCAACGTCTTCTCTTGCGTTCGTTATCTCAATCGCATCGCCGGTGAAGAGGTCGAACGCGCCGATGTCGCGAGTCGCCATCTCCTGCCTCTCGCGAATTCTTTGCTCAACAATGCGAGACAGCGAAAGCGGGTCGGCGCCTGCGGCGTCCAGATCCTGTCTCGCCTTTTCGCGCCTTGCCTCCGCCTCCCTCCGCGCCCGCCAGTCGACGAGGCGCACCGGGAAAAGCCCGCCCTTTTCTTCCGAAAGCCTCGCAAATTCGGAGTCGCGTATTCTGTCGACGACAGACTTTCGCACATCTTCTGGCGACGGGGCCGGCGCGCTGGCCCTCGCGCGGATGGCGGCTCGCTCCCTTCGGCGAGATTCTTCTATCTCGCGGAGGATCGCCACTCGCTGCCCGCCGTCAGATGTCGCGTCAAGCCGGCGCTTGAGCGTGGCCTGCTTCGCCCTCTCCTCCTGCACGCCTGGGTCGAGGAATGAGACGCGCTCCTCGCGGAGTTCTTTTTGCTTCCTGTCTATGTTGGCGAGTTCTTTTGTGAATGCCCTCGTAGACTGCCCAGCCGAAGAAAACGCCTTGCGGGCAATGGAGTCGCCGAGTGACTCAAACGCTTGCGCAAGACCCTCGACAAGCGACTTCTGCCTGGACAGGGAGTCATTCAGGGCTTTCGCCTTGTCGTCAGCCAACTCCGAGCCGGTTGCATACTTTAGGATCGACGTAATGACCTGACCGCCGATTACGGCCGACAGGCCGAGGAACAGGCCCGTCGTTGCCGACAGTCCGGGGATCAGGCCGGATTGGCCGAGCAACAGTCCGAGTTGCGTGATGTTATTGCCAACAGCGCGGAGTTTGTATTCAAGGCCGCCTGTAGCGGAAATCAGGTCGTCGATAGCAAAGAGACCCTGCTGGAACGCAAGTTGCGCCACGGCGGCGCCGCCGACGCCGAATGACCCTCTGTTCTTGGCGGCTTTGTTGGCGGCCGCATCAAACTGCGCGCCAGTGATGCCGCGCGACCCGTCTCGCTTGCTCTCCTGGACAACAAGGTCTCGCAGTGCGCGTCTTTGGGCCTCGATGACCTTCGTGACGCGCTCAAGCGCCTTCGCCCTGGCCTCTTCGTTCTTGAACGCCTGCGGGCGGTCAAAGATCCTCTGCTGGAGTTCTGCCGCTTTTTGATAGGCGGAAAGTTGCTTCTCTATGCCGGCGGCCACGTTGCGCCGGCCGGAGGTGTTCCCGGACTCAAAGTTGCCGGCGAACTGTCTCGCAACTGAAATATCGCTGGCTGCTCGCTCCAGGTCGGCGCCGAGTTTGTCGCTGCGGCTTCCGGAGATGGACAGGAACTGGTCGAACCGCTTGCGAGCCGTTTCGGCCGACTTTAGTTTCGACTCAAACTTGTCGATCTCTGCGATCAGGGCGGGGAACTTTGCCTTGTAGTCGTCAAGCGCCCTAGCGCCGGCGGCAGTATTCCGACCGTCGAACGCCGCCTTCAGGCTGACGTTTGCGTCAGCAGCCAACTTCCGAATGTTGTCGAACTGGCTCGTCAGGCCGGCGTCCTTGATGCCATTGACGCGCGACGACAGGTCATTGACGCGGCCGGCCGCAGTGCGGTTGAACTCTTCTCGCGACAGAGCGATGTCCTCGCGAAGATTCACGCCTTCGATGTACGCGCGGCGGCGCCTGCCGAGGCTCGGGTTGTCGCCGATGATGTTGTTGCGCTGCTTCTGCGCGTCGCGGCGGATCTGTTCGATGGCCCGCTCGGAATCCGTTCGGATCAAGGCGTCGGCCTTGCCGAAACCAGCGGCCGAGAACGACTTTGTGGCTTCAGCCCCGGCGAGCGCTTCGATCGCCAGTTTGGTCTTCTTGGCGGAAGTCTCGCCCTGATTCAGCCGCTCGACTACACGGCCAACGGACGCAATCAGACCGTCAAATCGCTGATCGCCGCCCTCGCGGAGCCGGGCGGACAGTTTGCCGAACTTTTCCGTCAGTTGCTCGACCTGCGAGACGGCGTCCGGAGACACGACCTGCTTGATCGTGGCGCTGCGAATATCCCTGTCGAACAGCGCGTTGATGGCGCTCTGCTCGCGAACGGCTGCGTCAAGTTCCTGCTGGGCGCGACCGCGAAACTCCAGGTTGCGCGGCGTTTCGCCGCCGGGACGCCCGGCGCGTAGTTGCGCTCTTGCGACCCGCGCCACAGCCTTTTCGACTCTTGCGGCGTTCTCCTCGGCGGCAACCGCAAGGTCGGCGAACTGCCCGCCGCGGAAACGGGCGGGTATGTTTTCTGCTTCTCCACGGAGCGCAATAGTCTTCTTCAGCGCTTCCTTGGCGGATGGCGCGAAGAACGAGGAGCCGGCCGACGATGCCTCAAGTTGCTTCGACAGGCCGCCGATGTCCTTTGCAACGGCAGTGGCGCGCGACAATGCCAAGAGCCGCTGCTGCAGGTTCTCTATTCTTTTGGCCGACCTGTCGAACGTCGCCGCGCCGGTGTCGAGGTCGCGGTATAGGTTGCGAAATCCAGCCTGAATCTTCTCCAGTTCTGGGTACAGTTCAGCCTGAATGGCAGAAGACAGCCCCTCAATCTGGTTTTTGACGCTCGTCAGAGGCTTGCCAATGTCCTCAAACGCGCGAAACTGGTCGCGCAATCGGCCGGCATTCGGCAGGCCGGCGTCGACGCCCCTGGCTTGGAGTTGTTGTATCTCGCGCAGCGTCCGCTGGAATCGCTGCAACTGGGTCAGCGTGCCGTCGAGCGCCCTCGTGTTGAGATTGAACTGGACGCCGCGGGCCTGGCGCGCAAAGTCCTGCAGTTCACGCCGGGACTCGCCAATGCGGCGAGTAAAGTCCTGCGTGTTCGCAGTCAGAACGGCAGAGATTTTGCCGAGAAGGGCCATGCCTCATCCTTGAAGTTTCTGCAGTTCCGCAAACATCTCTTCCGCCGTCTGGTGCGGCTTCACCTGCGACGGAATGAAGATGTTTTCCTCTGGCACCCTCTTGTAGTTCCCGCTCGCCGCCATCACCGTCCGACACAGCCGCGCCGTCTGCCACCACGAGTCTGGCAGAGGCCACCGCTGGTCGTAGGCATACCACTCGCTCAACTCCTCGGAGTCGCACTCCGTCAGGAGCCGCTTGACTGTCATGCCTAGGGCCAGCGCTAGGCGGAAGTAGAACCTCCGCTCTGGTCGGTCGGTGAATCTTTTCCCAGGCTTTCCACAGCCTCCGACGTCAGGGCGTTGTGGCTCCACGCCTTCTCAAACAAGCGGTTGATGACCACGCTGGACTTCTTGCCGAGGAGTTCAGTGTCGGAGTCAGAAAACAGCCGCTCGCCGGAGTCGTCGCACAGCGTCAGCAGGAGGAAGCGAACGCGGAACGACTTCATCTTCTGCTCCGCGTAGGACTCCTCGAACGCGTCGCGCTCAAGGCCGGAGAGCGTCTTGAGGTACACCTCGCCGCCCCACTCCGGAACCTTGATCGCGTCGCTCAACCGAACGTCCCTCGCCGCCAGAATCTTCGCTTTGCTCAAAGCCATGTTTAGTCCACCAAGTAGTCACAAAGAATAAAGGTCATCCTAAGACGCAAGAAATCTCCGACGCTCGCAGACACCGAGGCGTCATCGCACACAGCCTTCTGAAGCACGATGTCGCCGGCCTGGGTCTGAAACCTGATGTCGCCCTGCGTGCCTGCAATGGTCTTTGGATCTACGATCCCAAAGCCCTCGACTTCCATCGACGCAGGGGTGGCGATGTCGCCGGTGGCGATCAGTCGCTTTTTCCCCACCGGGACGTCGAATGACGTCATGTCGACGTATTCCGCCTTCGGCGCGCGAACGGAGACGCTCGTCACCGTCATGACGTTTCCGTTGAACGTGAACGTCGAGCCTTGCGAGGAGACGGCCACTGGCTACTCCAGGCTCGCGGTCACTAGCCGGCGAACTTGAACGTCGCCGACCCCCTGATGAAATCGCCGACCGAGCCGCCAAGCGACGCGGACGAGACGGTTGCTGGACCGCTGAACGACATAGGGCCGGAGATGATGAGCGTGCCAGACTGGCCGGCGGTGAGGATCGTCGAGTTGTAGTAGTCGATCTGCACCTCGCGGTCAGTGGCGAATCCGCCGACGAACACGCGGCGGCCGTTCGCCGGGATGCCGAGGTGCGTCGCGTCAAGGAGGTCTTGCTGATCATTGACCTGGACCGAGGTGACGGTGACGTTGCTGCCACCGAAGGTGAACGTCATTCCCTGTGCCGACGTTGACATTCTCGTGCGCCTCCTTGCGCGATTGTGTTAGCCGGTCGCCTCTGACCAGCGAACCTGAAACAGTTGCCTGACTTCGTATGCCGGCGGCAGTTGCGCCCCAACTGCCGTGGGGTCGAGGAAGTCGTCCACTTCGGAGACTAGCCTCATATCGTGTATTGTAACTCCCAGTAGTGTGCCTGTGTGGCCATCCAGGGCCAGCCGCACCTCGTCGGCGAGGTCTTTGGCGCCCTCGTAGGTCAAGGCCCAGGATGCGACCTGGAGCGAAACCTCCGGCATGAACAGCGGCGCGTTTCCGAGAGTGCCATCACGCCTCACGTTCGCCCGCTTGTAGATCACAAACGGCATCGCGGCGCCCTTTGGCACGGCGATCGGGTAGATCTGGAAGCCGACCAGCCGCGCCACGCCTGGAGACGAGGCCAACTTGGCGTAGATGTGCTTTTCCGGCAGAAGTAGCATCAGAGTGACCCCGCAATGGCCGTGTTGATGGCGTCGATCAGCCCGTTGCGGATGATCGTCTGGGCCTGCGACCGGCGGGCCGAGATGGTGTTCTCCATGAGGTGATACCCAGGCATGGCGCCGTAGGTTTCCCCTGGTTGCAGCGTGAAAACACCCCCGTCCGGAAGAAAGTCGTGCGTATAACCCCTCCCAGCCCTTGCCTGCCTCGTTGGCTCGCGCCACGAAGACATGAGGAAGTAGTACCCCTTCGAGCGTTTTGCGAACTTGTCGCTGTCCTCAAGTCTGGCGACGGCCGTCATCCTGCGGTTGATCACTTGATGGACGTTGACGTAGGTCTTGCGGGTGCCGCGAGTCGACGGACGGCGGCGGCCGTTTGACCCAAATTCCACAAGCCAACTGTGATTCCCGCTGGCCTGGGATCCGGTGGCGCCGACGCTGCCGGTGTGCCGCGGGCCGGCGATGGCAACCGATACTCCGGGGCGGTATGTCTTCGTCTTGATGGTGGTGCTTTTGGCGAGGTTGCCCGTGGCGTCGTGCCGCATGGCTGCGGCCCGGTAGGTATCTCGTATCGGCCGCGCGGCCCTCCCCAAGACTCGCTCCAGAGACTCGCCGGCAGACAGAACGCCGGCCACGTTCTCCAGCGTGTCGAGAACTGGCTGGATGCCGTCGACGCCGATGCGGATGAACGCCTGCGCTCGGCCGAAGTTGTCGATTGCCATCATTGCACCTCTCTGGCCAAAATCTCGAGCGCCGTGCGGTTGTCTCGCTCAACAACGCTGGCGATTTCCATCGTCCTGCCTCGCCACACGATTCTCTGCGTGTGAGTGACGTCGGAGCGATACCGAATCCTGATCCTGTGGGTTGCCACGAGATTTGCCTGCTGTGCCTGCAAAATGTCTCGCGTCGACAGGCCGTCGACGCTGGCCCACACAGTTTCCAGCGTGGCCCATGTCAGCGTTGTCCCGCCAACCGAGGTCCGAACCTCCGTCGGGGACTGAATCGTGACCCGCTCTTTCATGCGGCCGATGATCATGTGACCGTGCCTTCGCCAACGAGGACGATGTCGTAGGCGTGGTCAACGATCCCTGTGATTCGCAGGATTTTGCTCGTCCCCGAGACGGCAACTCCCGAATCGGTCGGCATGGAGATGGCGACGATTCCGCCCTGAAGTACGACGAGCGCCCCAGTGGTTGTCGCCCCCCTGCTAATCGGAGTCCCGGCCCAGTGGTTCGTCGCAAACGACCCGACCGGGATCGCTGCATTCGTGCCGACCCAGAGCGGGTTCGTGGCGCTCGCGTTTCTGATGTAGAGGAACTTCACGGCCGTGAACGCGACCGAGACGGCCGCACCGTCGCGTGTGTCCGCAAGCGCCGACAAGTCGAAGTCGGTGGTCGTCGTGGCCGACCCCGACCGCGAAGCGCTCCATGCCACCTGCGCCTGATTGGCTCCCGTGCCGTCTGTGATCCCGAGGGCGTAGTTTGCGGGCGTGACGCGAAGCGTCCGCGACAAGTCGCCGCTGGAAGCCTCGTGGGCCAGTACTGAGAGCGTGATCTGTGCTGTGAGCGGCATCGTTCAGGTCCCCATGACGTAGATTTCGTATTCTTGGCCAGTTGTCCCGCCAATGCGGAGGATGCTGCCGCCGGAGGTGGTGGCAAATCCGTCGGAGTTTGGACACGACAAAAGGATTGCGCCGCCCTCGCGAATTGGGTATCCGCGCAGCGTTAGGCTCCCGAGGTTGATCATCGGGCTGAAGTTCCAACTGGTTGTGTCTTGGCGAAAAACGCTGAACTGGCTTCCTGTCCAGCCAGCCGAGAGGGCGATTTGATTCGTCTTCGACAGGTTCTTCAGGCACAGGAGTTTCACTGCGCTGATGCCAATGGACGAAAAGTCGACCTCGTCGTACCCAGATGCGAACGTGCGCCTGTCACCCCACGCCTTGTCGCAGTCGCCGACGTCAAACGAGAACCCGATCTGGCGTTCCGTGACGGAAGAAGACAGCCCCGCCGAATCCAAGATGCGGGCAGACACGTTGGCAACGACCTGCGCAAGCATCGTCATCGGTATCCGCCCCACCCGGAGGCGGCCAGGAGCGTCTCAAATGTGGTCGGTATCGGCATCTGCCCTCCAGCCGCCACGGGCTGTCGCGACTCGTACCAGTGGGCGACGAGCAGAAGAATCAGGTGCTTCAGAATGCTTGGAACCGCCGCCCCGGAAGCGCCGTACCCGGCGGACCAGCGGACCATCACGCTGTTTTCGTCTCCACGGGCTGCGGGCCAAACACTGCCGTAGATCGGAAAAATCCTTCCGGGCGTGGCGTAGAAGTCCGCCTGAAATGCGCCGGCGCCGCTTGTAATCGTTTGGCTCGCGCCGCCTTCGTCCCGGTACACGAGCGTCACGCTTGCATTCTGCATCGGCGGGCGAGGGAGGATGATTTCCCACATTGGAAACGTGTCGTACCGGGCCTCCCACACGGTCGTAATCATGGAGATGTCCAGGATGCCCTCGACGTACTCCCTTGCCGTGGCAATCAGAGCGGTGATGTAGGCGTCCTCGTCTCCGGTATCCACGCGACACTGAACCTTCGCCTCCGCGAGCGTCACGGGCTCGACAACCGGCGCGACGCTGCGGACGAGGCTGCGGTAGGGCGTGATTCCGGATTCCGGATGCTGCGGAGATCCGTAGACAATCGAGACGGTCATTTGCCCCTCTTCTTGCCCTGTGGCTGAATTGCTTTTTCTGCGCGAAGTTCGACCGCGGCGGTCTCTTCGTCGCGGTCCTCTACCCTGCAGACAAGGCCGCGGGCCAAAAACACACGCGCCATGCCGTCTCCCCAGTCGAATTCTTGGCCGACCCGGTAGCCGCCGAACTCCTTGACGATCTTGATTTTCACTTCACGAACCCCCACGCGCCCTCTGGAGGCGTCTTGTCGTTATTCCAGAACTCCGTGGTGTGCTGCTGCACCTTCCCGCACTCCACGGTTCGCGACGGCCATGTGATCATCAGTTCAGCGTGGCCGACGCTGATGTGGGTCGCGATGCCGAGTCGGTTTCCTGCGCCAGAGAACTTCTTCCAGAAGTAGATGTCCTCGTCGATGTGGCCGCCCGTGAACGTGCCTTCGGCGTTCGCCTCTGCCAGAAACCACGGCTTCGCCATCTTCTTGATGGCTTCCGTGCGGATGAACGTGCAGCCGAAGTGCGCCGTTTCAACCTGCTGAACGTGCTTCGAGAACCAGTCGCCCTCGACGGTCGTTTTCTCGTCCGGGGTGACGCCGGGGAGGGCGAACATCACCGTGTTCGCCTCCCGCTTGGTCTGGAGTGGAGCGATGGCGTCGTACCCAGAGAACATGAGAAGCGTTAGCAGCGCATCGACGGTCTTCGCGGTGAATATCGTGTCGTAGTCGATCGTCAGCACGACGTCGTGCGTGTCGATGACTTGCTCCATCGTCCTTTGCAGGCACTGGCCGAAAAACGCGCCGGTGAACTTGATCGGGGCGATGCCGTGAGGCGCGAGCGCCTGGGAAATGCAGAAGAAATTGTCCGTGAAGCCGAGGCGTGGCACGCTCATCAGGGCGGCCACTTTCACCTCGGCTTCACATCGACCAACGCGAACCAGCATCATGCGCTCCTTTTAAGGAGCGGGCGCGCATCCTTGCGCCTTTGTCGGCCGTCATGGCCGTCCCGCTTGTACGGGACTAGCCAACAACTCGACCGATGACGCCAGCGTCGGCCACAGTGACCGGCGACTCTTCGCCTCGCCCAAGGCGAGCCACGATCGCCACGGTGGCCGAAGCGCCCGGGGTGTAGGACACCTTCAGGTAGCGCTTCTTCGCCTTCGTGTCGATGTCCAACTTGAGGATGGCAGCGGAAGCCGTCCCGGCCGCGGTCACGGCGGGGATCGAGAAGCCGCCAGTGCCACCACCAACGAGCGCCGTGACGTTCGAGTAGGACGAATTGTCGTCCGACTCCTCGACCTTCACGGCGTTGGCAAACACCGTGCTGGCGTTGCTGGCCCGGACAACCGAGACGCTGGCGTGATCGTACCCGATGGTGTCGATCGTCAGGGTCGCGGTCGCGGTCGCACCGACAGCAGCCGACGGAAGTTCGGCGACAACCTTATGGTTTTGAGAATGAATCATTTGCTTTTTGCTCCTTTATCACGAAGCGGCCGACCGGAGTGCGACCACAGGGCCGACCTCCGAGTTGCTGCCGAGGCTGTGGTGGTTGATGTCGAACCGCATGGTCCCCTGGAGCAGCAGTTGATCCGTGGTCGCGTAGACCTGATCGAACAACCGCACCGAGAAGTCACGACGGCGGGCGTAGATGCTGGACAGGCTCATGTTGCCGAACAGCACCTTCACCTTGTTGGCGTCGGCGCCGAGCGTGCTGTTGAGGACATGAACCATCCGCACCGGATAGCCGAGGAACGACTCGCCGGCATCGCGGCCGAGGTTGTCGACCGTGTTGCCGCCAGCCGCGTACTTCAGGCGGCTGATGGACGCGGCGTAGCCGGCGGGCGAGACGTACCACGCAGCGCCCTGGCGGGCGTAGAGCGGCAACTTGCCGATCACGGCGAGGAAGTCCTCGATGTCGAGGGTCTCGAACGCCGTGTTGCCCGTGATGGCCGACACAACGGAGGCGGTGTGCGTGCCGTCGTTGATCTTGTTCACGATGCCGTTGATGCCGCCGAACTCGGACGTCCCCGAGCCGAGCCAGCCGCAGGTGTCGATCTTGTAGGCCAGCGAGGTCGCAAATTCAGCGGCCACGCTGTCGGCCAGCGACACCAGGGCATCCTCGACCACCTCGGTCGACATACGGCAGGACACGCCCAACTTCTTGGCGACGAGCGACACGTTGCCGTAGGTCGGCTCGCTCTCGGTCACGCTCGACCCCTCGCCGATGAAGTAGGCCGTGGTGCCGGACAGGCGCTTCGGCACGACCATCGTGTCTCGGTTCATCGAGACGTTCTCGGCGGCGCCGGGGAAGGTGCCGTAGGTCTCAACCAGCCGGATCACGCGGTTGGCGAACTCCTCGGGAACCAGCGCACCGCCGGCCGAGTTGCTGCCCTCGTTGAGGGCGCGGCTCTCGACGCCGTGGTCACGGCACCACCGGAGGTCTTCCTGGTTGCGGAACACCGTCCCGCAGCCAGCGGCCGCAGC